TTTGGTTAAACCATTCATACGTTATACGTTTAAGTTATATATTATGTTACAAAGATAATAAAAAAATTATGTTTCCCAAACTTTTATTGGGAAACGTAACTAATATTTTCTTCTTTTCGTATCCTAACAACGTTGTCTGCCCAATTGGTAACTAAAGGATTATGAGTGATAACAAATATCTTCTCAAAGTATTCCTTAATCTTACCAAAGAACTCAGATACCATCTCTAAATTGTCGTTGGATATCTTTCCAAAGACCTCATCAAACACAACTACGTTTGCTCTTGGTAATGAACATATCTTACTTAACACGGCTCTTAACGCTAGCGAAGCAATACTTCTTTCATACCCGGAACCGGATGCCATCGGTTTCTCAACCTGAGTGTTGTTGTCTATCATAAGGAAGTCAACCTCATTCTTATCGTTAATCTTAACTTCTAATCTAAAGTGACAACTATCCTCTAACAATCTTTGAAGTTCACTATTAATCAATGGCATCATCGTCTTCATTATAAGTTTAGTCACACCATTCTTACCAAAGATTTCCAAATAGATTTTGTAGATTCTTTCTCTCTCGGCCTCCTCAGCAATTTTTCTAATTGTTTCCAAGTTAGAAATCATCTTGGTGGTTAAATTAGTCATTGTAAACTTATTGTTTGAGATACTAGTTTCAATAGTTTTCTTCTCACCCTCAAGTTCATCAATTCTAATCCCCGCTTTAATCAACAATCCATCTGTCTTATTGTTTTCAATAATCTTATCCTGAACTTCAGAGTATCTTTCCAATTTGGTTTTTAACGCATCAATCATCAATTGGAAACGTTCAACACTTAATTCATATTTCTCTTTGATAAGTTTGTTTTTCTCATACTCATCAAATTCCTTTTTAAGATTAACAAAACCTTCTTCTCTGCCGGTTAACTCACGCATTAACCCCGATAATTCCTCTTTGTGCGTGATAAATCCGGCAAGTTCACCAATTTTGGCATTGGTTATAGCCGCGTTCATCAATTCAATGCCACAGTGTTCACATTTGATTCCACCATCAACCGAACTCTTAAGTTCTTCAATACTTTTAATCTTGGCATTGTTCTCCGCTTGTTTGGTAATCAAGTCCTTAATCTCTTGTTTTACCTCATCGTGTTTGTCCTCGTGGTAAAATTCAGATGGTTCAACAACCTTAACCCCATCTCTATCTGAAATGGATTTGGTTTTCTGTATGTCCAACCCATTAATTTCCTCTTGGACTTTATCCGGTGATACCAATGTTAAATCTCTATCAATATTGTGTTTGGAGTTTAATAATCCGTCTTTATACTCCTGACCTTTAACGATTCTTGATTTAACATCTTCTAATTGAGTACCTAATGTAAGATTAGTTTCCGTTAGAGTATCAATCGTATCTTGATTAGTTTGATTATCCGTTTTAAGTTGTTCCGAGTTATAGATGTTCGACAACATTCCTTTGGAAAAGTCACTATAAATTTCTTTGGCTGCATCTTCCTTACGTTTAAGGAAATCCAACCCCATAAATCTTGAAAGAACTTGACCCCTCGCTGTGGGTTTGGCATCAATTAGTTCTTCCAAGTTGGTGGCAGTTGTTAGGATGGTCATTAAGAAGTCCTCTTTGGTTCCGATAGATGTTTTGATAAACGCCTCGGTCTCTCTTCGTTGTTCTCCGGTGAAGTTTTGTAAACTACCATCAGACAATCTTTTATAGAAGTCCAACTCGGTTTTAACCGTCCATTCGTTTTTCTTTGATAACTTTCTCTCAATATTTCTCAATATGATATATTCCTCACCATCGATTGTAATCTCACCTTTTACCGCAACTTTGTTTCTGTCCGTAAACCTGTTGAATATCTCCTCCGCTTTGGATGTCTTGGTGGTCTCATTAAAGAATAAGAACATAAGTAAATCCACAGTCAAAACTGTCTTACCCCCAAAGTTAGGTGGATTTGATTCAACAACCGTAATCCCATCACACTTCTCAAAGTCTATCTTCTGATTCTCACCATAGGATAAGAAGTTTGAGAACTCGATGTTCTTAATATACCACCTCTTAAACGGAGTGGCATCGGTTTGGTCCTGTAACAATTTGTTATCCACAATACTATTAAGTTGGTAGATATCATCATAGTGTTCCATATTTCCTTTTGACTCCAAGAATGAACGAACTAATTCTAATTGATAGTTCTCATCTAAGATGTTAAAGGATATGTCTACGGTATGTGTGGTGTCGTCAGCAACCTTTGTCTTCGTGATTACGTTGACGTTGGTTGTGTTGTACTTCTTTTGGAAGTAATGACGAACACTCTTTATCTTTTCTTGTGTAAAGTTTTCCGCATAATCCTCCCATACAATCTGTAGGTAAGGATTATCAAAACTTGTAATATCTAAATCTTTTGTCATTATTGTGTAATTAAATTCTAATGGGGGATTAAATAAATCCATTTGTGTTTTACTATACAGCAACCTCAGGTGTTACAACCTCAGCATCGGTCACGTTAATTTCATTTACATCACCGAGAACCTCAGCGTTAATATCCATCATCTCACCATTATCATTTTGATACTGAGCCTTTAATACCTCCATTTGTTTCTCAAACATTTCTTTATATTCTGTTTGAGCTTTCTTTCTCATCCCATTAAGGTTTTGATTTCTTAATGTAACTCTTTTTTTGTGAGCCTTTGCTCCACCACGTAATTTTGACTTTGGCATAATTGTTTTTATTTAATTGTTATTTCTAATTTCATTTATTTGTTCTTCAGTAATATCCGGAGCGTTTCTCAATTGTTCCATCTGTTCATCACTAAGACCCATTTCAACATCAACCATACTTTGAATTTCCTCTAAAGTCATTCCCGGTTCATTATCAAGTCGGTCTTTAATCTTACCAGTTAATCTATCAATAATACTTTGACCTAAATTTTTATCTCTTTCTGAGATTGGTGGGGGTGGTACATCATCGTCATCATCATTACGATAATAATCCAACCAATCCGGTCTCTCTTCAATTTTAATATTACCAACCTTTTCAATCAGTTTTTGGACTTCCGTTTTAGAACCTTTTAATATTTTAGATAACTGAACTTTTTTTTCAATATTCCTAAACCTATTATAATAATCATTAGTCTTTGCTCCGTGAAAATTAATATCTGTTTTGTTATCTTCTAAGTAATCAATAATATCGATAACCTCTTGACTTTCATCTCTAAATCCCATCATACCAATTAAATTAAAAAAATCATCACATTTAATGATATTTCTTGTCTCAGTTTTATTACTTAGATACTTAATAACTATTTCACCTACATTACGTTTCATATTTTAATTTTTTGATGGTCTATTAACTTCAAACCATTCTACAATTGCGTTTATAGCCCATACAGCTCCAGAGGATAAAATCCCATCAAAGAACCAACTAATCCATAGTGGTGTTGAGAACAATTCATATGTTGGCGAGAATACTGTAAGAGATAATACAAATCCACCCCATGTACTAAAACACATTGGACATGATAATATTCCCGATATGAAGTTACCCACCTCATAAAAAGGTATTACGGTTATTTCCCCCCATTTTTTAAAAAAGTTTCTGAATCCCTGAAAAATTGACCCATAGACCATAATGTTCATAAGCCCGTAGCTTAAAATGAACCAAGTTAAAATTTTAATCATATTATATTATTTAGTTTATTTATTTTTTTCAAGTTCTTCAATCCTTAAGTTCTTTAAAGATAGTTCTTTTCTAAGTTTCTGTAAAGTTTCTTGGAGAAGTTTTACCTTATCATTTGATTCAGGTTTGTCACAAATTTTATCTATATTTGTGACAGGAACTTCCACTATAACTTCTTTAATAACTTCAATCGGAACTTCTACCCGTATTTCACGAATTACCTCAATTTCTACCTGTTTTTCACCAACAATATCTGTTTTTCCTGAATCGTCTCCAAGTAGTCCATATTTTTTTATGTTAAACCCTTCGGTATAACATTTGGTTATGAACTTATCCACATCCTCAATATTGTTTAATTTACAATATTCTTTGACACTACTTAATTGACTACTTGTTAACTTGATTTGCTGCACGTTCTTTGTCTTCTTGTTCTATTTTTTTAAGTAATTCTTCCCACTCCTCATCGGAGAATTTGTCTCTAAGATTTCCCATTGTTATTTAATTTTTAACCCACTAAAATACTCAAAGTCAATAATTGTAAACTCTTCAGTTCTTCCCGGTGTAGAATTGTTATATTCCACAATCACTTTGGTATCAGTTATTTCCTTTATGGTCACATTGACCGGTGTAGACCCTAAATCTAAATCAAGTGTTCTACCTATTACATTATTTTCCACTATTAACTAATTTTTCTGTTCCGTTTATTATATCATCAAATGATTTCATCTTAAATGATAAGAAAGGTTTTGGATTATCCAAATCAACAAATGAATAATCATCTGTCTCAAGATTATAGATACCGAATCCGTGTTTGGTTATTGTCTCACCATAGTTCTGTTGAATTGTTGAACCAACCATATACGCTTTCTTTCCACCCGGAATGTTGAAGATTTGTCTTTTGTGAATATCACCACATAATACCAAATCACATCCGTCAAACTTATCAGTTTCAAATCCTGTCTCAAATTTATACCCAATATCAGTTGTTAATCCCTGAACCGGCCCATGGAATAAACCAATCTTTAATCTACCCGTTTTTTCAATCTCAGGTGGGATGTTATGGTCAAGTAATGAATACACTACCCAATCAACATTATCGTCCTCGTATTCTCCTCTGTTCTTCAAATAAACGATGTTGTCGTTTTTTAAGGAATCAATCACCGGTGTAAGAGCGTCCAACCTTGAGGAGTTACTTTCCAAGAAGTCGTGATTTCCAATAATAACTATGGTTTTGGCAATCTGAGAACATTCCGTAAGAATCCAAGCAACAAACTCAATAAGTTCAGGAGTCATTTGATTTTTGGAATGAACTAAATCTCCGGTGAAGACAATTCTATCCGGAGCAATCTCTTTGAATTGTTCCAACATATTATTCAAGATTCCTCGATATAAGTCGTGGTCTTTAAACAATCGTATGTGTAAATCACTAAAATGTACTATTTTTTTTATCATCTTATTTTTTTATTTTCCAATTTAATAATACCCATATTAAAAACATAGTTGGTATTCCCACCCACCATATCCATTCTCTATTATATGTTAAACCACCAACTTTACCGAATATATAAGACATTGTCGGTATTAACCATAACGATGCGGTACAAGGTGCACAAACATCTTTTCGTTTAAATAGTTTCATTACTTATCAAATAATTTAAAATCCTCATTTACGTGACCACAATCATCACATCGATAAGTTGGAAATGGAACTATAGTATCTTCCTGACTTCCTGTTAATAATTTGTTTACTTTTTTTATCATAACAACTTCTTTGAAGTAGATGCAACTACACTCACTACACTCAACCGTTGGTTGTTTTTTTAAATCAATCTTTGGTTTCAATAAATCGTCCATATGTTTTTCTTTTAAATTTAGTTAATTTTTATTTCTTAGTCAAATACTTTTTCATATCCATATCCAATATGGTTTGTTGAACTGATTTTGGTATTCTAAATTCTTCAAATGTTCCATTATCTTTAACAAGAACAATAATACATCCAAATACTTTAATGTTTTCGTATTTAGACCCTTTCAACATCTTTAATAATAGCTTACAATAAAATGGTAATTGTGTTGAATAATGTCCAAGAGCGGTATCATCTAACTTTTCGAAAGGATATTTCATTTTTTTGGTAAAATAACTCGCCTCAAAGTTTTTTGGTTTATTAGTTTTATAATCCGTACAGATAATACCAATCTCAGTTTTATCTTTATTCTCAATTAACCACATTTTATCGGGAGCACCTGTATAACCATACTCATAGTCACCAAGAATTAACTCTGTATCCAACAATAACGCTCCACGCTCTTTCATAGTTTCTAAAAAGTTAGTTCCGGCAGACACCATAGAATCACTACGTAATATCTGTTCAAAATTACACTCAAATTCAGGTTGTCTAACTTCCTTATCCAACTCAAACATCTCTAAAGATTTTTTTTCCAATAAAAAGTGAGTTCTACTTCCCACATTTATTGAATAGTCGGCAGCGGCTTTCCATTCGGCCAATAATTGTTGTTGGACTTCGGGGTCTCCATTCGCCTTCTTTAAAGATATCCCTTCAGAATCAAATTCTGTGTAAAATGACTTCATTACTTTACTTACCGAAGGCCAATCACTTTTTAATTCACCTTTGGCGTTTTTCATCGTGTAGGTATGTGTGTCCTCCACAAATGTAAGTTCAAGTTCTTGTCGTCTTTTTTCTAAAATATCTAATATTTCAGTTGCAACATTTTTTAATTTATTCATATTATTTTTTTTCCTTTTTTATAATTCTCATTACACCACAATGGTTGTAAATTAGTATAATGACATAATTTATAAACATCCTCTTCTGTTTTAGCTGAAGATATCGGTATTATATGGTCTATATGCCACCCCGTGTGTTTATGATTATCCCAAGACATACCTTCGGTAAATTGTCCTTCAAGATAAATTTTTAATTCTTCAGGAGTACAACCTACAATATTATAGGTGTTATTAGTTTTTATATCAAAATTAACACTTTTAATAAAAAGTTTAACCCTATTTCTAATATTAAATTTTAATTTATACAAAATGTTATTATCATAATTTTTTTGATGTCGGTAATTTCTACTTTTTTTAACAGATTCATCATTATTTTTTTGATAATTAACCTGTCTTTGAATTTCATTTTTTCTATTTTTATAATAAAAATTTTTATACTCTAACGATGTGCATTCCCGACATCGGTATCTCAAACCATCAGATGAATACTTATCTTTATTATAATCACAAAGTAATTTTTCAACACCACACTTTTTACAAACTTTTGTTTCCATTTTCTTTATAATCTTCTAATAATTTATTAACTAACGAAGACAAGTTAATATGAAGATTCCTGTAGTATTCTAAAATCTCAGGTTTAAGAGCAATAGATATACTTTGTTTTTTTTCTTCGTTATTTTTTTTGTTTCTTCCCATATTATATAAATATCATAGTTTTATATAAAGTTGTTATTTTTAACAACTTTATTTCATTGTATAAAAGTAATCACTAATGTTTCCCCTTAAATCGGCAACATCAGCATCACCAGTTAATTTTATTAATTTTACTTTACCATATAATCTACCCCCATTTAAATTATGGTATAATTTAATAGCATCTTGGAAGGCGTCACTATCCAAACAAATAATTATATTACCATTCGCCTTCTCATACAGTGTATTAAGTAATAACTCAGACATATGTTTTCCCAACATAGAAATACTATTAGGTAGAAAGATAGCATCAAACGCTCCCTCACAAAGATGGATGTCAGCATTCCAATTGATTGTACTCTCAAAGAAGATTATCTCATCTTTAGCTGCTTCCGGATTCTTGTACTTAGCTCGGCTATTTGGGTCCCAACTTCGAGCAATGAAATAGTTTAACTCATCCTTTATATCATAGGAGGGTATAATTATCCTACCAGAGAACGCACCTTTATCACAGAACCCAATACCATACTTTTCAATAATCTTATCGGTTATTCCTCGTTGAGTTAAATAGTTATACGCCTGACGACGAACTGGATAAACCAAACTACTATCCTTGAATTTTGTGAATCCCTCAGGTAGTTTTAGTTTATCAACTCGTTTCTCTTTTGGTTTGTGATTCTCAGGTTGGAGTAGATTGTAGATTTTTTTTTGTTTCTTGTTACCAAAATTATCTATAAGTTTTCCAAGAGGTCCTTTGGTATTATTCTCATCACCACAACTCCAACACTTAAATACGTGGTCAAAATAATTTACCTCCATATTTCCTTTGTGTTGGTCCTCATCACATATCGGACAGTCAAAAGATATTTGACCCTTCGATTCGTAATGAAGTTTCTCATCACCCAAAATTTCGTGTAGTATCTCTAATAATATTTCCGCATCGTCTGACATAGGGGCAAAGATAAGAATAAAATTATTATTATCAAAACTTTATTAGTTTTTTAATCCTACTATATTTATGATAATAACTTTTAACCAAATGCCAACAAATATTAATATCAATAATATATCCGGAGCAACACCCTTTAATGTTTATCTATGTGATTCATTAAATGTTACTTGTGTATATATTAACACAATACCATCATCATCGTTACCTTACGATTTTCAGGTTCCTTCAATTATGGAAGGTCAGATATCATTTAATTTAAAAGTTGTTGATAATAATGGTTGTACCTCAATCTCAAATATAGTAATCTAATATGGCTTGTAATTCAACATATTGTGTAAATAATACCGGAATAGTAGGTGCCGACGATAACTACATAACAGGTGGTACCTATAATGGTTACACATATTGGACGGGTCAAACCAGTGGTTGGACTATATATCATACAACGGGGACAACTAGTGAATGGTGTTTATCTAATATTCTTGGAGGTACTTGTTATTTAAGTGGTAAGTATCCATCCACAAGTATCTGTCCCGACTTATCAACATCCTATGTCTTTAGTGGTATATGTTTAACACCTACACCAACACCAACTCAAAATTGTGATGTTTTAGATTTTACAGCAATCTTTGATTGTGAATTTATCCCAACACCAACTCCGACACCAAGTGCTAGCGTAACTCCAACACCTACGGTTACACCAAGTTCAACAAACTATTGTTCAATAATCGGTATTGATGCTAGTGGTTACACATATACTCCGACACCAACACCAACACCAACAGTAACACCAACTATGTATGACGAAAACAATATATGGTCTAAATTACCTTTTAACTCACCATTAATATCTAGAAATTGTTTGATTGATGGATTTGGTAGTTATTCCGCAATCACAGGTCAAATTATTTGTCCGGGAGTATTGAAGTTTCAAGATTGTTATAATGGCGATTTTTACTATTGTACTGATGTAACCGGAACCCCAACAGGATTTGAATTTGATTTATATATTGTTTTAGGGGCAACTGTTAATAACAACGGTGTGACCGAAACAAGATGTATATCTTACCTTGGTATGGATTATGACCACGGAAATATTAACACAATTAACATAACTACTGGTCCTTACGGTTTTTCATATGAAGACGGTGCTTGTATATATTGCCAATCAGCAATTGTTCCAACCCCAACACCAACACATACTTCAACACCTACCCAAACACCAACAATGACTAGAACTCCAACACACACACCGACCGGAACACCGGGAGCATCACCAAGTCACACACCAACACAAACTCCGACACATACACCAACAATGACTATGACGATGACTCCAAGTACAACACAACTTAATTGTTCTTTATGTAACCCATCGTTCCCTAATCAATTACCATCAGTTTATGCTTATTTAACTAAAGACATAAACGTTATTCCACCAGCAGGATATGGTATTTACATTTATTTTAAAAAATCATCAGAACCTATTAGTTGTTATAGTACTTTAGGTGGTTCATCATTATTTGGAACACCATTATTTGGACATTACACAACATCTTCAGTGATAACACCACACTTTATTAATTCATTATGTTCGGGAGAAACTTATAATTTTTATATCACAGAACAAGGAGCCACATATGTTAGAAACTCAATCACATTCGGTATTGGTCAAGGTACCGTTGTACCAGGACAAGCTGTTAACGCAACATACACGGGGTACTGTGGTCCGACTAATCCAGCAACAATAACAATAACCGATAATTCACCACTTTATTTTAACATACACATTAATGGTACTAATTGGTTATACTGTCCTTAATTTATGACATCAATAACATTAAATACAATAACAGGATTAACATACCCATATAATATATATGTGTGTAATGTCTATGGTAATGATTGTGTTTTAATATCAACCATCACAACATCTGTACCACCAATAAACGAAATATTATTACCATTCCCATTTGACATGGCACCCGCTGTCGGTATTAAAATAATAACATCCGATGGTTGTGAAAGATTTAAGATTATTGATTGTAATATGTTATCACCAGCATTTATCTCTGTTTGGAGAACAACAAGTTCATTTGAGAGTATTACATTACCTTATGAGTTAGATGGAACATACGATGGAATAATAGATTGGGGTGACGGCACTTTTTCATCTAACTCATATTCAAATAGTTCCCACACTTACGATGTAGCTGGAACCTATACAATAACCATCAAAGGAATTATAAATGGGTGGTCGTTTATGTCTTCACCCTATTCTGTAAATATTATTGAAATATTACAGTGGGGTTGTCTTCAATTAGGTAATAGTGGTAGTAATTTTTACAATTGTTACGATTTATCATTAACAAATGTTACAGACACACTTAATTTATCCGGAATATATAATTTAGAAGATACATTTGCGTCATGTGTTTCATTAACAACAATACCGTTTATTAATAATTGGGATGTTAGTAATATTACCACCATGTATGGGATGTTTGATGGTTCAGGATTTAATGACGATATAAGTTCATGGGATGTATCGAACGTTACTCAAATGAATAGTATGTTTTCAAATTCAATGTTTAACAGTCCTATCGGTAATTGGAATGTTTCAGGCGTTACTAACATGAATGATATGTTTGCGGGAACGGTATTCGACCAAGATATTAATTCGTGGGATGTTTCGAACGTTACCGAAATGAATCAAATGTTTCAAAATTCACTATTTAACCAACCATTATCCGGTTGGAATGTGTCAAATGTCACAACAATGGTTGCCATGTTTATATTTTCATTATTTGACCAAAACATTGGAAACTGGAATGTATCAATGGTTAATGATTTTACTTCATTCATGGAAGATAAAACCCCATCAACGTTTTCTTCAAATAATCTAGACTCTATATATAATGGGTGGAGTTCATTACCATCACTTCAACTATCACTTAATATAAAGTTTGGTGATGCACAATACACATCATCCAGCCAATCCGGTAGAGATATCCTAACCAATCCAGTAATTTCCGGTGGTTATGGGTGGAATATAACTGATGGTGGTGTTATTTAGGATTCTTACCCAAGTTTTCATATATCCTTAGAAGTTTTAAGGATTCGTAATAATTTTTTTCAAGTCGTTCCAATTCTTTTTCAGGAACTCCTTTATCACAAGCCAAATCATATAGTTCTTTAGCTTCCGTAACAATATTGGATATGGTACTAATAAGTTTCATACTAATAAATATCACCAACCACACCATTTATTAAAAGTAAATGTCAATTATATTTTAATAAAATCAAACTTTAGATTATTTATAATAAAACAATTAATAAAAATGGGTAGTATTATACATTATTTTAGCGGATGTTGTGGTGGGGTCGAACCTTTTGGAATTACCTCAGGTACCACCGATGATTGGTCTTCTTGGTTTTCCTATCCTGAAGGTAAAACATATCCACTATCTATCGAAACTTTTAAGGGATGTGTTACTTATAGTGGTAGTTCATTATCATCTGTCGGTAATTATCAAATATATAACACAACACCAATAGGTCTTCAATGGGAGAGCGATTGTGAGAAATGTTTTAATACATACCCTTGTTACACACCACCAATTATAACACCCCCAACAATTATTGGTTATAAAAATGAATGTGGGATTATTACAATATTACCAATGGTTGTTGATTGTGTGGTATCTAACCCTACATCATACGACAGTTATGATGGTCAAGTATCTCTTCTAATATCAGGAGGAACTCCCCCATATGAAACTACTTGGTGGAATACTGGTAATGTATCACCAGCAATTGATGGTCTTGGTAATGGTTATTATACGGCAACAACCGTTGATTACTGGCACGACTATACTGCAATAACAGTTTGTAATATTCATACAGAACGAGACTGTTCATTCAGTGGAACTATTAGTAATTACACACCAACACCAATAGACAACACACATTATTATTATACTATAAGTTTAACTATGGAATCAACATCAGATGGTCCATACACAATTTATTACAATAGTGCACCTCCAGGACCTGCCGATATACCAATATTATACCCATCCGGAGTATTGGCACAAAACATACCAAGAACAACTTTACAATTAGGTATTATCGTCAAAGTACCAAATACAACACCAGTTAATTTAGGTGTTTTCTATATCTATAACGAACATTGTCTAAATAACACAGTTACATTAATTGTTCCAACAGTAAGTTTATATCCTGATTTTTGTTTATCAGTATCAGCACCTAAAAAAGGGGGTATATCTGTAAGTGACACCCATTTTATTTATAATGGATTAGATTCTAATAATAAACCAACTTGGATAGACGAAAATGAACTTAACCCAAATTCAACCATTAATTGGGACGGTACCAGATGGTTATTATCCTCAACAATTTATGGTAATATAATGTTTTCAAATACACAACTAACTTCTTCAATAACATACCCAACAAACTGGTTTGGAACCGGAGGTTTTCCATTACAATCAATAACAACAAATGAAGGTAGTTGTGGTAATGTAAGAAAACAATTACCACCAGTAAGTGTTAATCAACCAACTTGTTTATGTGATGGTAGTATTATATTTAATGTAACATTAGATAACCCTCCATTCAATTACTCAATCGATAATGGTGTGACGTATTCATCATCCCCAATATTTACCAACCTTTGTAGTGGAATTTATTCATTATTGGTTGTTGATTCATTATTAGAATCTTATTCAAGTTCAGTAACATTAGATAAACAACAACAATCCACAACATATAGTATATCACTTAAAACGATTAATACTACACCCGTTAATAATAATATATCATTAGTTAATACTTACGAAACAATCGTCGATGTAAATCCATCATTACCTGATGGTACAACCATCACATTTGATATTATACATAACAATAGTTTTTATTCATCCCCAACAAGTGGAACATCAATATTAACAACCGGAACTGTATTAACTAAAAACATCACACCAATATCAATTAACAGTACAGTAACAGGTAACACACAATCGATTAATACAATCACTAACTGTCAAAAAGAATATGTTTATCAATCAAACATTGATGATGTTTGGAGTTCATTAACAATTTCAAATAATGATACTATAACAATCAATACAACATCAAGAGTTGATAAAACTACATTAGGTGAATGTGTTGTTGGATATTGCACCGATAACTACTCAATTAGTAATCCTGTTATTAGTGGATGCGATTGTTGCTCAATAAAAATTAACTAATAATAAAACACAGAATATTTATACAGTATGGCATATATAGTTAAAAACACATCAGCACTAATTAACACAAGATTAACCGACACAGCTAGACAAAAACTATCTGAAGGTAATTTTAACATCTCCTATTTTCAAATTGGAGATAGTGAAATTTCTTACAACACCTTAAGTGGTGCCCCTTACAATCAATCTTATAATAATATATTAGAACCGAATTTTAATTCACAAAATTCTGCTCAAGGTCAAACTAATAAACAGAATGTTAAATACCCTATTTATGTTAATCAAAATAACAATAGTACTTATGGTATCCCATTCTCAGACCCTGCGGTTTCTCCAATATATAATAGAGCATCAATTAGAGGTTTTTTTAGTGGAGATACAACATCACCACCTTCAAGTTGGAGTGCAAACACTAACACTAATTACGTTATCAATTCTAACTATGTTGTCGATATTTCAACATTCACCGGTGGAACACAAATCAAAATAATTTATTCAGGTTGTAACACCAATATTGTTAGATTACCATCAAAAGGAGATTTAATCACAATTTATTTTGATGGTAATACTAGTTATTGTGGAACTAACATACCTTCATCACCAACACCCACACCAACACCAACGGTTACACCATCATATGATGCTTGTATGCCACCATACCCAACACCAACACCATCATCAACTTGTTGTCTAACAACCCCAACAGGTTGTACTCCAACACCTGTTATTAACACCTTTGTAAATGTTAATAGTTGTCACAATATCTTAACATATAAAATTGTTGATATTTGTTTAAATGTAATAACTTTAGATAGAGTAACACCTAACTACACTTACATAACGTCCGCTTGTACTTATGTTAGAACATTAGTGTATCCACCTAATATGACTTCATTATACGATAGTATAACACCAACCCAACATTGGAACACTGATGTGATTAATTTTGAATCTATTTGTGATACAGACCAATTTGATGTTAAAGTTTGGAATATGAACATTCCTTGGTCTGAAAACCCCGCAGGATTAATTCCAACAATATCTCAAGATTACACACATTTTAATTCTAAATCATATATTGGTACTAAAGAATACTTAGGATATATGTCAAGTAGCGGTCAAACATTTGTTGATAAAGATATGAATGTTGAAGATTCTGTTTATTATTATAATTCATTTAATAAAAAAATTGTTGTTACTCCGGAAGAACAAAAATCAATAGCTATCATTCATTATACAAATAACACGATTGATTTTTTCTATGGTGAAAAATTTGCACTCGAGCAACCGATTACCGGAACAAATGCTGAAGATGTAACAGGAGACGCAAGAAATTTTAAATTACACTTACCTTGGTTAATGTGGCATAAAAACCCTGAGTGCTGTCACGGTGAAACATTCTATGTTTTCCCACCTGAAGACGAGGTACCAATCAATGTGTTTAAAACTCACTATATCAAATCCACTAAAAACACAGATATGAATACACCAGGTATTCGTTATTATATGTTATGGGACACTCACCCAAATAGTGTTAATGGACAACCTAACAGAGTTGGTAAAGTGTTTCCCGACCAAAAAATAATCGTAATCGATGATGAGGAATTAATCGCCGCATTATCTTATAAATCAAATCGTAACTGGACTTTACCATCAGCCACAACATCTCTAATAACACCAAATAGTTGTACTGTAGTTAATGATTCTTCTGGTTTAGGGGTACTATCAGGAACTAACCAAACGATGTATGTTAGTTATTTATTAACAAACTCATCATCAGGAGCAACAAATTCATTACATTGTAATTATTACTCAACAATATTAGGACCAAATGTTAATTGTGGTGTTGCAGGACAACAAGATGTTGCAATCACTTTTGGTGGTGGATTTAATTGTTTAAAACAAATAACAAATAATTCACTAGTTAATGGTTATGTTGCAAACAAATTTCAAATAATCTGCCAAATTGTTGAAAATGGTGATAGACCTGACTCAAATAAATGGAGATTAATTAATTTTACAAATCAATTAAGTGCGACAACCGTAAATAGTTATATTACTCAATCAGGTCTTACCGGTAATACATTCGTTATCACTAAAACTTTATATGACACATCAGAAACTAACAAATATAATTTAAACAATTTCATTTCATTACCATCAATAGGACAAACAGGACAAACTCTTAATTTTGGTGACGAATATTATTTTTACGGTTCCTTAGAAACTGACATACAAGCAACCATCTATGAAATGAGATATAAAATAAATCTTGGCCAAGCCGAGTTTCAACACTCATCCAACCCAAGTTGGTCTCAAGGTGTTACACCATATATTTCAGAAATTGGTCTTTACGATGACCAAATGAATCTTATGATTGTATCAAAGCTACAATCTCCTGTCCTTAGACAAGGAATTCAACAGTTTTTAGTAAAATTTGATTTTTAATATATGAAAAAAACATTAAAAGAAAGCCCTAAAGTACTTGGATTAGATGTCTCAACAAAAACTATAGGTGTCGCATTATTCGACATAGAAAGTAAAGAATTATTGGAATTAACTCACGTATCACCAACACCTAAACCTAAGGAAGATAATAAAATAAAAGAATTACTTCTTAAAGGTGAAATCTTTAGAGCTAAACTTTTAGAATATAAAGATATGGGTATCACTAAAGTAATTATTGAAGAACCTCTATTAAACTCAAATAACGTCTATACCGTTCAAACATTATTACGTTTTAACACATTAGTCACAAAAGAGATATATGATGTTTTAGGGATAGTCCCTGACTTCATATCAACATATAACTCTCGTAAGTTTGCCTTCCCTGAATTAGTTAAAGAAAACAATCAAGGTAAATTTGTACTATTCGGCGGTCTCCCAAAAGATATTGATAAGAAACAAATTATATGGGACTTAATTGCAAAAAAAGAACCACAAATTACTTGGCAATACACAAGAAACAATACACTCAAAAAAGAGAACTTCGACCAAACAGATGCTTATTGTTGTGTCTTAGGTCACATGAGACAAGAAAACATATGGTAATTTAAAACCCCTCTTAACGGAGGGGTTTTTTATTTATTAACAGTATGGTGTCGTACAAGTAGCTCTAAATGTTGAGTAATTACTACTTACGGAACCACCACTAGATAAATTAGCTGTTATTTGTATTCTATAATGATTTACAAAACCACCCGTTACACTAGGACCGTTCCAACCATTAAAACTAGTTGGGTCACCATCAGTAAAGTTAAGTATTGCATCACCAATCCAAGTACCGTTACTCGCAATATTGAATTGTGTAGGGTCAATATTTGTAACATGCCATAGAACAGAATATCCATCAGGACTACTACCAACAATATCAATATCTTCACAAAGTATTTCAAAACTAGTTACCGTTATTCCATTAAAATTATTTAACATCCACACCATTTGTGGTGAATTATTTGATGTATATGAATATGCTGGGGTAGGAATAAAACCACCCTCACTATATGTTGTACTATATAATATTATTGATGGTGGAACACGTTCACACGTTGAGAAAATATCAATAGAATCAGGTTGTGATTTTGCATCACATTTAACAAAATAACCAAAATTAATTACTGTATTACTTGTTTGAGAATATGTTACACCATCATTATATGAAACATTTAACGTAACAATAGTATCACTACTTGATGTTGTTAAAACTATATTAACATAATCACCATTATTTGTTGGTAAAGTATCTAAATATAAACTAACATCAAAGTCATAATCAAATGAATAAATTATTGTATCATTAACATAAATAATACCTATAACATCAGCTTTAGGACAATCACTCCAATTTCTTAAGTTTGTTGGACAATCACTTTTAACCGGGACTGGTAATGATTTTATAACTTCTTTACAATCGTCACAAGGATTTTTAGTGTTCTGACTTGAGAATATTTCACCATAAACATTTGTAAAATAATTATTAGTATAGGTAGTTCCACCATAAGTACTAATTAAATGATTCTCATTATCACTAATTTCAACTAATCTCCAACAAATATTATTATTTAAATCTAAAATAACATCATTAACCATATTACCAACTATTGCCGGTATTGGTTGAATCACTGAAGTAGTTAAATTTGGTCTCGCATCACATATAACATACGCATAATATGTTTTTTTAGATGTCGGTGTTGGTGTTGGAGTCATTGTACTCGTTGGAGTTTGAGTCATTGTAGGTGTATGTGTCGGTGTTTGAGTCGGAGTATGTGTTGGCGTCACAGATGGTGATGCTCCTGGCGTTTGAGTCATTGTTGGAGTCGGAGTATGAGTTGGTGTCATTGTTGGTGTTGGTGTTGGTAAAGCACAAACACAAGCAATCTCATAATGAATTCTTAACTCAACTAAAACATTTGAATTATGTAAAGATTCTAAATCACAATTTGTTGTAACAGTAATAGTATTAGTTAAAGAATTAATTAAAACATTACCGGAACCAATTTGAGGACAGGATTCAATTAATGAAGTTATAACTAAAAACCAATCCTCATCAGATGGATAATCCGTTATTGTTGTACTATGATAAAATAATTCAGTTTTAACACAATCACCAATAGTTGTTGTCGCAGAAAACGTAGCCCCTGTTAAAATACAATTTGAATATGTTGGTTCTGTCAATATTAACTCATTATACCCTTCATAAAAAAATTGTCTAATGTTAGAATTGAGAACAATACTTTTATCTAACGTACCACTACAAACATTGTAAGACCCAATAGAACCTCTTTGTCGATACCCTCCGATTTTATTACTTTTTGTTTTAGAACATCCCGAACTATCAACTATCCTAACCGAATAATCACCAATAGGTAAATCAGGTATAGACATAACTGTAGTTCCAACAGTATCACCATTAAAATATAACGTAAATGGTGGTGTTCCATTAGTTATGTAAGCAGTTATAATCCCATCATCATTTATCGCATTTTGACTTAATAAATGAAAATCTATAGTGTTCGACTCATCTATAGTAAATGGTGTTGATTGGTAACAATATAACGCATCGGTAACACTCGCAACATAATTACCCGAAACTAAATTATTAAAAGTATAAGAAGTTAATGAAGTTTTAATTGATTTACCATCAATTTTATATAAGTAAGGCGGTGTTCCTCCCGATGTAATGTCTAACGTTACAACCCCATCATTACCATCACAAGTAGTTCCTGTTGTAGTAACGGTTAAATCATATAACACATCATTATTAACCGTATACGAATCCATAAATACACAAGACTCAGTACCTGAATCAGAAACAGTTAATAAGTAAGTACCTGAAGATAAATTATTAAAAGTCCAAGTACCACTATTAGATGTTTGACTTATTATATTACCATCAAAATCCGTTAAAGTATAAGTATAAGGTATAACCCCACCAAAAACATGGATAGGACCTATTTGACCTGTCAAATCATTACATTTTGAATTTTTAGTTTCAACTGAAACTGACGAGATTCCCATCGGAACTTGTAAAGTAACTGAGGATATAAAATTACATAATCCCGCATCCGTTACTTGAATAGTAAAAAGACCGGCACTTAACCCACTAAAAGTAACAGTCCTATCAAATGTGACATTTGTAACACCATTTGAACCTAAATAATAAAATGGTGGAGTACCATCAGTCACAACAATAGTAACCTCACCGTCACCACTAAAACACGTTGGTTGTTTTAAATATTCAACACCAAACCCAACAGGCGTTACTTCACCAACAAAACCACTTTTACTAACGCTACAACCTGTATTATCAGTAACTGTAACACTATAAACACCTGTTGATAAATCTGAAATAGAATTTGTAATACTACCATTTGACCATAAATAAGTGTAAGGAGGCGTTCCTGTTAATCCTGAAATAAACATTTTACCTGAATTAACTTTACAACCCGCATCATCCACAATATAAAAATCATAATCAATTGGATTCGATTCTTTAATGATACACGTCTCTGATTTCCCCACACAACCACCACCATCATTAGCAATCACATAGTAAGTTCCTGAGGATAAACTAGTGAATACAAATGTATTAGTATATGACGCACCTGAAGAAACAAACCCCCCTGTATTATTATATAAACTAAAAGTTGGTGTTCCATATATATTACTTGTCGATGCCGTTAAAGAACCATTATTTCCACCACATATTGTATTACTAAAATTTGTTATAGAAACACTAGTCCCGCTAGAAATATAAATATTTACAGGTACTATTGTATTAGGACTACAACTATCAATAATGTTAAAAGTATAAGTTGTTGCCGATAAACTTGTTCGTGAATATGTTGTGGCACTCAAACCTAAAGAAGTCGTTCCGGTGAAGGGTGACACCCATTGAATGGAATAAGGACCCGTACCACTAATGTTAATGGTAAATGACCCTGAGTTAATATTAGCACAATCTCCGGTTATACTAGTATTATATAATATATTACAAGCCATTTATAATGTGTAAGTTATTGTAAAGTTTATTTTTCATATTTACTGACAAGATATACTGTATTGTATTCCCACATTTATAGTTATTGTTTTAGTTGATGGTGTAGTAGCACAATTTGTATCCCAAATTCTGACATAATAAACATTATCAATTGTCTCATAACGATAATCATACCCTAACGAATATATTTGTTGTAAAGTTTGGTTTAAAGCTGTCTCCCAATCAGATAAGTTAGGAACACTATTTGGGAAATAAAGACCCGAACCATGGAAAAATGGTACTTGATTAATATTAAACCCATTTATAGTAATATCAACAAACCAATCACTACTAATCGTATCTTCATCACATCCTTCTGTATTCACAACATCAGATAATATCAAATCAAATCCTTTATCAGGATATACATTACATAAGTGAGACCATACAGTACAATTATCTAAATAAATACTACCCGTGAATTTACAAGGATTACAAAGAATTGGAACTAAATCACAACCTCTTTGTCGTCTCCACACAAATTTTTGTCTATGAAAAATAGAGTTTTCTAATTTAACTCCCGTATTCCAAATTGTTGTTGCTGGAATCATTTGTTCCACTAATCTAATCCAATAATCACCCATACCATTTACATAGTCAATCATTGTTTGGTATGTAAAATTATCATTTTGAATTCCAGCCAAAGATTGGGATTCTAAATAATTCCAATATATTGAAGATAATGTTGGATACCCACTAGTTTTTCCATCTGTTGCGTATTGTCTATTTCTAACATTAATTGTGTTTTTCCAAAATGTCTGAGCAAATTCAAAGAATGTTTCCTTTAATGGTTGAGGATTAATAATCGTAGAATCAACGCCACCTCTATGAGGGTAAGATGAATTTGGATTAGGATTACATCTTGTTGGTGCAACATAACCCAAACCTTCATCGGCAATAGGGAAGTTAAATTCTCTAGACATATACCAAACATCATACGATAATCCTTGAGCAGGATTTAAATATAAATCAATATTTTTAACATTAATAATTAAATCTTCACTATCAGTAGTATATAACGAATTATAACCACCATCTAAATTACTTCTACTTCCAATTTCAGTATCTGCCCAACTTTTGTTATTATCAATAATTGAACTTAAATTATATCCCAAATCAGTGAATGGGAATTTTTTATAAACATTTAAGTATTCTTGCCCATAAGTAAAAGGAGCTAACTTTGTTTGATAATTTGGGTTTGACCCTGTAAAAACACTATTAGTTAAATCAGGTTGTTCCGGTGACCTATGTTTTGGTGTTGATTCAAACCATCCACTACCCATTTGATAAAAATAAGTATCAGAATTAATAGGTGACGATGGATATCCACTATCACTAATAGGGTAATCTCCTTTAGTAACGTTCGCTTCTTGAAGAACCGATGTTGTTGTGAAACCGGAACACACCACACCTTGTATGTTAAATGTATATTCCCCGTCTAAAATAGGTAATTCTTTAGAATAAGTTCCTCCCGATATATTAGCATATTGAGAGTTAAACTCATTCATATTTATTCTTTGGTCCGCCAAATAAACATACTCATTAAACTCAACTAAAGCATCAGGAGCACCAATCAACCTCATTAAAGTTTCAATTGACTTTCTAGTTCCTTTTGACTTAAACAAATATGCAGAATTAAGAACTAAATTTTTATAATATTGATAATTTAATTCATCAGGTGTTTGAGATTGTCCTACACCACTAAAATCAGATTTATCAACATTCTTTTGTCCAAAAACTGAACCTAAAAAGTCCTCATTAGTTATTGGGGACATATTAGTCGCCCAACCTAATGTTTGTGATAAATTTTTTAATAATTGTGATGGAATATCATTACCGGTATTATAATTAACCGAATTCATATACGCCAACCCATTTATAAATTTTTTAGTTTCATCAAAACTTCTACCATATATTTGTAATATTTTTTCAATTTTTTGGTCAGAAGTATCAAACTCTTTAAGAGAATCAGTTGTTAAAAATCTTGAGACAAGATTTGTCTGATATCCATCAAAAGACACACTAATGGTATTTAAAGTAGTTAAATAAGTAGTAAATGAATTTGTTAATATATCCAAATTCCAATTACCATATAATGGCCACGTAACTAACGTATTTTGAATGTAATAAGTACCATCATCATTCTCATTTGGAACTTGGAATGTTGCCGTATAATTTGGTACTGAGTTTCTATTTAATAAAAATCTTTGAACCTCATCTAAATCTTCGTTAAAAACCCTACTAACCTCATAGTCATTTGGTCGAATAACTAAATCATCATATGTTTCAGTTTGATTTGGAAAAACATCACCTTTAAGATATATTTTAAGTACTCCGGTAGTTAATGATGTTGTTGGTTCAATATGAGTAAGATTATAACCGACACCACTATAATATAACGAGTATTTAATAAATTGTGTTGTTAAATTTCTTAAAGGAGAAACCTGAACCTCTCTTAACTCCAAATTTCTAGTAGAATTAACACTAAAATCAACGTCAAATGGATTTCTAATTTTAGAAACATTTAGTTCTATACTAGTCTCATCTGTTATTGGGTTATAAGATATATTTGTTGCTGTTGTTCCGGTCACATAATTCTCATCCATAAAGGTCACTTCTAATGCCGCAGGAAATTTACTAATAATAGTTTCAACAGATGTTGAAATTCTTTTAACCATTGACCCATATGTGGTAAAATTTGTAACTTGAGTTATATCAAAATTAGGATAAACCTTAAAGTTGTTTTCAAATATCGTTTTTGATTGTGCAACACTATCAACACCTAACCCCTCTAAATTAATTGGATTAGAGAACACTCCTGTGGTAAAAGTTCTATTTGATTTTTCCGTTATCCCCGTTGTAAATTCAAAATTACCTTGCGTTAAACCACCACCTGTAACAAGTTGAAATCCAACTGAATTATCGGAAAATGTACCAGCACCTGATGCCGTTTGTGGAGGACAAGTAAATTTTTCTGTAGCCATTATTGAGTTATGTTTGTAAAGTTTTTACTAAAATCTATATTATTACCTCTATCTTGTCTAACTTCATATAATAATGCGTTAAATTGGTCTCTAATTTCGTATAAATTGTATTGTTTGTAAATGTTATAACTATTATCGTAATATGTGTAGATACCATCATCCATAGATTTAGTTTGATTACCATAAATACCAATAGCCAATGTTGAGAAATCATGCTCACCAATTTCAATATCCAAAGTTATTGGATTAAAGAATGTATTTGTAATAATTACATTCTGATTTGGTTGGCCTATATATGGTGTCGCATTTGGCTTATTTGTTGGTGCCGAAGATGGTGTTAAAGTACAGAATAACAAATTAGTATTGTTATCCGTATATTTATATCTTATTGATTTTTGTGATGAATTTGTTAAGTTTTGAACTACTGGCTCACAAAAAAATGATGAGGTAATAATTCTAAAAAAATTAGGTATTTTTGTACCATCTGAGTTTAAATATTCAATTCTAAAACCAACTAATCCTTGACTAACAAATTTGTTTCTATAATTCGAAGGAACTTGACTTAAATCAAATATCAAACCTTTAACGTTTGGAAGTGCCGATAACACACCACAATCTAATATTGTTGTTCTTATTTGAGCTGGTCTAATAAATAAAGTATAGACACCAATTTTATTAAATTGTTCCGCAGGCAGTTTTAAATTATATAAACCACCCAATATTTCAATACCATTACTAACCCCCGTATCACTATTGTTATAGTAAGGTTTTAAAATAGATAATGCGTCCAACTTTGTTAATACAAAATTATCCGTTTCATCTCTTGATGGTGTATAATTTAAAATTATCTCAACATCCTCCGGACTTACGTCAGCCGGTCTTATTGTTCCATATGTTCCTGTAGCCATTCTATATTTTAGTATTTACATTAAAAAATTTATACCCGTATTTGACTAAATCTCCTACGTTATCAACCTCACCCAATCTTTCCACTCTTTCAAGGGCCGAGTTCTTACCCCTTTCTATAAATATATTAGATTGTACTTCTGCCTCATCAATTATTCCTAATAATAACTCATTTTTCACAATTGGCTCACAAACCACCATATTAGAGGTTAAACCTGAAGATTTTACCGCAAAAATTGTTGTTCCATCCGACCAATCATAATAATCAACATCATTAATTGTATAAGCAGTATATAATCCATCCAAACTTGTACCCGAATAAGTACCAATCATTCCTGTGTTACCCGTTACTTGAATCCCCGGTTTAAATTTAACAGAACCATATTGTTTTAAATCATTTAATGACGATATTGTATAACCTGTTATTAGAAAAGGTATTGATTGTCCAGTAAATGGTGGAACATTACCTGTATTAAATAACCATATATCATCAGTTGTCGCATCACAACTTGAATCCCCACTGAATATATAATCGTAAGAAAGTAGAGTATTCGACCAATTACCACCAGCTGGTTTGAAATGAGCTGTACCTTGTTTATTTAATGTTGTTGTACCTGTAAATGGTGGTCGAACTGTTTTTTTAATAATATTTACCCCCCAAGGACTCATACCTGACATAGTAATTGTATAATTCACATCAGTTGTTTGTGGGTAAAAATGTGATAAAGGTAATGTCGATGTTACAGGTTCAACATATCCATCCCCCCAATCAATAGTATATGTCGAAAATTCTAAATATTTTTTAAATTCAGTATCCGAAGTATTATAAAAATAACAATTATGTGGTTGCACACCATCACCCGAAAAAACAAAATTTAACATGGTATCTTGTTGCAAAACCATACCATCAAATACTGAATAATACCCAATATCAATTGTGTTTTCAGTCAATAATATTGGAATGGTTAACCCTGTTAATAGAGATGAACCATTAGTCCCACCAGATAACACTTCGGTCATTGATGAATAAACATAAGACGCACCTGTTAAATTAATTTTAAAAGTTTCTGATGGAATAATACAACACTCATTAACTATTCCGGTACCCGTTATAGTTCCTGCGTTATAAGTGACCTTAAAAATGTCACCACTAATAAATTCAGGGGATATTTTAATACGATAATCTCTTTCAGTCATATTATGGGTTTATATATTCATACCATTTTATTGAACTTGTCGTCCCAACTCTACCATTAACATCCCATACTTCATATGTTTTCTCATTATAATCCAATCTAACCTCATAATAAAAAAAATCCTCAGGATTAAATCTAAATAATGATGGAACCAGTGTTGATGCTTGGGGAACATTCATCATTTTAACAAAAACACCCAATCTAGCATCAAAAAACTTTGCTGTCATATAAAATTTACTAATATTTAAAAATTTTGTGTTTCTTAACCAATACAAAAAGAACCCTTCTTTATCCCCAACATAATCTAACTTAAATGACGGTATTTTAATCTCAACCGATGGTTGATAGGAACTAATCATAGAACTTACCGTGAATCCCTGTTGAACTGGTAATATTACCGTAAAATAATTAGTTTGGGTAATCGCATCTTTACTATCATAAAAATCCAATTTAAAAAATGACTTAGTAAATGGTTTTACATAATAGTATATTTCAGTAGTTAAAAAACCTTCAGGAATATAACTAACCTCCCAATCTGTTGAGACCGCAGTAGTCACATCACTTGACGGATTAGGAGGAACACCTCCATCAACACTAAAAAAATGAAAATCATATTTGATATCAGTTTTTGTACTATTATTATAAGGTGCGTGAGCAAATCTTAATACCTCAAAATCACCAGGAAACCCAATTATATCTTCCACAACATTTTGCTGATATTCATCTACAGCATTATCCTGTCCAAGAATATCCCATTTAATCTCAATTGGTATATTGATATATTTGTCGTTACCTTTTGGTAATGTAAATTTATAACTATTATTATTCACAATTGTCTGTTATTGGTTGAGCCGCCCCGTAAAGAGTTGCATAATTATGTAAACTACTTTCTATATAATTAGTGCCTTCCGGTATTATTCTAAAAATAAAATTCTCATATGGATAATGTTTTCCATTTAAAAACGGATAATCAACACCATTACCTGAATTATCCTTAAAACCATAGGTATATAAATCTCTCCAAATAAAAGAATTATATGTTGTTGAGAAATATGAATAATCCGGAACATCCGCCATATTCTTAATACTACCCGTCTCAATATAATCAGAGAACCCCCTAATTCTCATCAACCTATTTGGTTTGTAATAATACCCAAATTGATTATTATCATCTGTCGAACCTATATTAAACACATTCGAATTAAATGTAAATTTATGATACATTTCCGAAATAACTCTCTCTTTTTGTTCGTAATCATTCCATTCACAATAGTTACCATCAATAGTATCCCCCATCTTAAGTGATTTAAGATATGTAAACTTAATGTTTGAACCCACATATGTTGAGTAAGTATCAATAGGATATGGTAATCCATTTGAATTAACAAAATTTGAATTGGAATTATCCGACCCCCACCAAGATTGTGGTATGTTAAATGACGTTAATGGTGATAAATTAAAATCAAACCCTTGTTTTAATCCCACAGGATTTCCAACATTATCAACACCACCAAAAGTTAATCCAAAATATCCTTTCCATATCGTACTAATGTATAACTCACTTATTGGTCGTTTTTGATTATCCCTCAATTCATTTACATCAATATCTTTATTAAACGATAATGTATATGATTGTGAATTTTCTTTAATCGAAACTCTACTTACCTTATTTGGTGTATAAACACGACTTTCAAATTTTTTATTAGTACCAAATATATTTTTTTCGAATCCTGAATTAACTAAAACAGCATCATTCACATCCGTAATTATCTTATGTTGAATCACATAATATTTGGATGTTGTATCGTTGGGGTTTTCATTATTTATTACTCTCTTAAATGTACCGTCATCACCGTCACTAAAAATAGATATATAACCAATATTAAATATATTAACAATATATTCTTCCGTTCCTGGCAAACCATCACCAAAAGAAAATATTTGGTAGGTATTAACATATCCATTTAATTTAATCTTAATAAACTCAGATTCCGATAACCCGTGTTTAACCGGACACTTAAATCGAATTATTGAATTTCCACCCTCTAATAAAGGATTACCTGCACTATCTAAAATAACAACAACAAAAGGAATTCCATCAACAGCATTCCAAGTCAAAGGATTAACTAAATTTTCATTATTAAAAGACATAACTTTATCAATATTTTTATACGGATAACTAACAAAATGGTTCCAATTATATGTTGAAGCACTTCTTGAAATAAAATCAATATGAACTAAGGGAGGCTGTCCGGGCACTGTAGATGGGATTGGTATTGTATATCCCGAAACATTATAATCACTCCTAACAAAATCAAACTCATCATACTGTGGGAACCCTTCCCAATAAACCGATTGAGGATTAAGCTGACATTGCAATAGAGTTAAAGCATTCTCATTAACATAATATAAATTATTCTCTAATGGCTCATAATTTGTTAAACCACTATACGAGTTATTAAATAATATTTGAAACTTACAGACAGGTCTAAAAGTTGTTGATTTTTGTCTTTCATCATCAAAAACCTGAGCCAAATTAACATCAACACTCCTATCAAATTCTTGTAGATTTTTCGTGTTCTGAACTAACGGTGTAGGTATCGATAAATTAGTATTTGTTGATGTCTTATACCTTAAAGACCCTAACACTATTCTTATATCATCCATCTTAATTTATAATATTACTATTGTTTATCCATTTTGTTCTAAATCTATCAAATGATGAAGAACCTCTTTTAAGACCAAAATAAAAATGAAACGGAGCTCCAACAGTTACATTCTGTTCATCAGATTGATTTCTATCCCAATAATTAACAAGAGCTGTAATTGAGTTATTTTGCATCGGAGAACCACCTGGTGTTGAAGGTGTTAAACTATTACCCTCAGTAACCGCATATATATACCCTTTAAAAAAATCAACTTGAGATTGATTTGTTGTTCTAAAATATCTTGACGGTGGTGATAATCTATCTAAAGATTGATATTTCGATGAATAAATAGTATCGTAATTCCAATCATTAGACTCTCCACCAAAAATACTACCTTTAGTATCTGTTAAAATACTCCATTGAGATAATGGAACTTGTTGAGAATAAACAGGGAAATTATTAAAAACACAATCAGGATTTGAATTATTACCCGATGAATTAATAATTGTTCTTTTTGGTGTAATATAATCTCTAAGTTGAGTATCTGACGAAAAGAATATACCCAAAGAATTATCACAATCAAAAAATATCGGATTTTGAATTTCAGGAAACACATTAGCCGTTCCGGTACCTGAACCAACACCCGTAGCAATAAACGTAGTCCCCGCAGTATTATTTGGAGAACCAATTGACGTAAATAATGTCGTTCCTGGTGTTGTTATTTTATATTGAATTCCCGTAACAAAACGTCCTGCCGTTACTAAAGTAGGTGCGTCAGGATAATTTGATGATTGAAATGGATTAACCCCTAATTCGGAATTAATCGATATTAATTGAGCATAATCAGCATCAATTAAAAATTTACCATTTCTACTATTTTGAAAATAGGCAAAAATATTAAGAGCTCCTAACGCATTATTTAAAAAATTGTTATTCATAAATCTACTAACAATAAATAAATTAAGAATCTCATCAACGTGAGAATATGTTGTAGTATCTAACTTATTAACTAAATAACCATCATAAACATCCGACATTATTAACTCTTGTAAAAAAGCCGACCTAGGCCCTAAATCCATAATAGTTGTTGGATAATTTAATTTACCACTAAAAGTTCCCGTAATAGGATTATAAGGTGAACATCGATAATAAAAACTTCTTGATGTATTATGATACATTATAACATCCGTACAATATTTTGCCACCGGATAATTTGGTGGGCTATCTGTAGGTGCTGTAAAATATTTTACCTCATTTTTAAATGGGAACGCATATAATACACCATTCACCCAATTATTATTAAATCGATGAGAAAACACATTTCGACAAGCACCAAGCATTACCATATTTCGAGCTATCCACTCAAACATTAATTCCCAATCTCTAAATATTGAAATGAAAATTGATGTAACAAAAATATAACACCCACCCTCAAAGATTGTCTCTCCATTAAATTCTAAACAAGGGTTTCCTCTTGGTTTTATTAAAATGGAACTATTAACCGGTGATTGATTACAACCATAACATCCCAAATTAACCGAACCTTCACAAGTAAATGTATTAATAACTTGATTTATTTTTGGAGAACCACCTAAATCTTCTCTAACATCATTTAATGAACCATTACCTATCGAATCTGTTGGTCCCGCAACTGAATTTATTCCTACAACACCTTTATCTGGTATTTGATATATTGATAATTTACTATTTTTTTGTAAAACCCGCCCATTACAACAATATTCTTCAACATTAGTACTTGTAGGTAACCTATCCCCTCTCATCACAATTTGGTTCTCAGTCATATTAGGAAAAGAAATAAATGTAGGTGACGGAATACTACCTAAAGTGAAATTCATAGTATTTCCCGTTGTATCATAAATTGGTGAATAATAAAATGTCTTAACATTTACTTCCGGTGGGGGATAAGAACAAATATCACTACAACAATCTACAACAAGAGGACTTGTCGGAATTATTGACATCATATGTAACATCGAACCTCCCTCAACAATTTCATTAGGAATATAACCTTCATTCTTACCTGTTGTTGTGTAATATTGTGAAATATCTCGAGTCATCCATGGTAGAGACCAATTAACACAATCACCATTTGAATCAGTCCAACAACCACACGCATCACAATTATTCCCTGTAATATCATCATAAACACAAGTTTGTAATTGATAATGATAAGTTGGTGTTCTACTCCAAGAATATGTAAATCCATTTGCCAAACTAATACATAACCCGTGGAATGTGTCTGCAATAGCACCATCACTTAAAGGTGGTGTCTGAGAGAATAAAGGTACATCATCACCAGTATTGGTTGTTCCATTACCAGGTTGTATATTATTACAAGTTGGTTTGTAATTTAAAGAACGATTATCTAAACTAGAATAATAACTAATTAAATTTGAATTAAACCCTGAAAATCTTGAGGTTTTTTGCGTCCAAGTTGTTGCTGTTAAACCTTGAGTATACCCTGTTACCCATCCCCAAGTTTCTTTTTGATTATCACAATAAGAAAACGAATTAAAATACAATTGTTGTCCGGCATATCCTGTTTCATTATTAACATTTCCACCTACAGGCACTGAATTACCACCAACCCAAGTTAACCCATCAACATAATTTTGAGTACTTGTACTTGATAATGGCGTCCAAGGAGATGTTGGTGTTGTAATAGCTCTATCACTACTGTTATGACTAATATTTTTATAACTCCCTTGAATAGGTATATTCATACGGTATAACCCTCTAACTTTTACCTCACTTTCAGAACTATAACCAAGAAGTTTACCAATACCATATTCAATATCAATCTTATTAGTATATGGGTCAACACCTCTATTTAATATTACAACATAGTTATCATTAACATTTTTAACATAAGTCATAGAATTTAACACATTAATACCTGAGGGCGTTAATGGTGTTTGTCCAAAGGTCTCTATATTAATGAATCCTCTATACCCCGCAACATAACCATTAGTATTATTATAAAGTTGGAAAAAAGTTGTATCATTATTAAAATATTTTTCATTTAACGAATTTGGTAATTGAGTCGAACATTGACCGTTAAATTGATTATATGTCATTCCCGTTATAACTTGGAAATATTCTATATCAATAGGAAACTTATGATAATTGTTTGTTGTGTCCGCAGTAATATTAACAACATATACCGGAGATTGTGTATAACCATTACCATCAAACCTCGAATAATTAACTTGAACTGTAGTATTATTACCAGTAAATGTTGTCCCTGTAATTGCGTAATTATTATACTTATTCTTAATACCCCCCGTTAAATTTGGGTCTTTAGTAAAAGAAGGATTTTGAAATGATATCATTTGCCCCGCAGCAAATTTCTTAGCCGTGGTTTTATCACATAAAATTACAATAGTATTGTCATAATGAACTTGAGGTTGAGTTGGTTGGAAATTAACAGATATTCTATTAACACCACCACCAGGGTTATTAGCATTTTCATCAAAATATTTGGCCTTAACATTAAATAAATTAATTCTATCAGCAAGAGGTAACCCGTTTGTAAACCAATTCCAAACTTCCGTCGAAGAGTTACCTCCCGACCCTGTTGTTATAGTTTCTAACTGTAAAAAAGGTGCCCCAATAGTTGATGACCCATACTGACCATCATAAGTATAACCAGCAAAATCATTAGCAAAGATGGTTTTTCTTTGACCATTAAACCCTGTTGGGTTTTCCTGTATATTGTATGTAGGTAATTTAAACCCTGAAAAAGTAGATAAGGGAGCAATAGTCATACCATTATTTAATGTAGACATTGGTTTAGGGTCTGAAGATATTGTATCACAAGGAGTTAATTTACCAACTTCAGTATTTGGCCACCCATCAGGGTCAGACGGTTCATTAATACCCTCACCTTGCTCACAAGAACAAAGATTACAATCCGGATAGGTTAAAATAGGAACTTTTACATTCTTAAAATAATCCTTTAACCCCATAACTTGTTTTATTAAATTTTTTATATCTTCAAAATCCGGACAATCAGGAGAATCCCCAATACTAACATAAGGTATTGAATTAATAACATTAACAATCAATTTTACAAAATTACATAATAAAACAACAATACTACCTACAACAACAATAACTAAGGAAAGTATAATACCTGTCAACCACGCAACAAAATATAAAATATGTAATAAAAGTATTAAAGAGAAAAAAATCGGTGTTAACATAACACTGAAAAACATAAATATTATGTATATTATATCAAATCTAAATGTCCCATCATTAGTCGGGAATTTATTGTTATCACTTTCACAGGTATCTTCTAATATATTTTTAATCCCAATATATCTTTCTGTTCCACTACCATACTTATGATTATCAATAAACTCAGAAATCGTATAAACTTTATTATATTGCATTAAATAAAATTTATCATCACAGTTTATTGCGTCTTGAATCATTTGAGAATTTCCATAATCATTCCAATCAACACTAAACGAGTATGAATTTAAATTAAAAGGTTCAGGGTATTCTCTAATATTTGGAACTAAATAATACGCTCGTTTAGTAACATCAGACAATGATGGTGATTGAGACCATTTTACTTTAAACCTATATTTAGATTTTGTTGGAATACCCACTTCAGGGTCATTCGATAATACCTGTTCTCCAAACTCATTAGTTATATAATAATCTAAATTCATCGGAACATCTATTAACCAAGCCCCGTTTTCATCAATTACTTTACCCCCACTTTCTAAACTAAAGTTTTCAAGAATTGGTAACCCATTAGAATCTTGATTTATTGTTTGTCTAATAGATAATATTTCACCCGGACCCGCAATTAAACTACATAAATAACCAGATTTATTTGTTGGCTTACAATTAGATTTTAAAGCGTTAGTATTAGAATCAGAAATTATTGACCCCATAAAAACCGCTGTTGGTCTAATATCAATTTTCGACTCACTACTCAAGTCAAAATCAGTTCTTGTAATTCCTAAATTACAGATTTCAGGCTGACCCCATAATGGTTCAACCTCAATAGATTTACTAAGATTAATAATTTGAGGTAATTCTCGTAAATTATGTGACGATTTAAAATTAGTTCCCGAAACCTGAGATTCTGTTGCCAACCCCATTCGAATTAAATCTTGGGGTGATAATGAAAATTCACCAATATCGGATAAATCAACATCCATTACAATTGTATGAGAACCAACTGGAACCCCAAATATCATATAATCACCACTTTGATTTGTTACGGCATTATATTTGTAATATTTATCATAAACCTCAATTAAAGTGGGGTCTTTAAGTACATCATTTCTAGTGAAAAAAGTTCCTGTAGGTATGTGCTCACTATATGATTTAACATATGGAAGTAGATTATATCTATAACCATCAGAATTATTATCTAATAATGATTTGTAGGGATATAATTCAGATATAATAGGGTTTTTTTGGTCTTCACTATCTATAGGAATAAAAATAGATATTTTAGCGTTTGGAACACCAAATCCGTTATTAACGCTAACTCGGCCAATAATAACACCATAATCCGAGCATTGTCTTGTGTAGATATCACTTTGTAATATTTTTAACGATAAAATCTCCAAGTGCTCAAACTCTTGTTCAATTAACACTTTTAAAGAAGTATCTACACCGACCTTCGTTCTTATTCTATATGATTTTGACATTTTTTATCTTTTTTAATAAATAGTTTATACACTATTTTTAAAAGATAATTCATTATTATTAAAAATAAATTATTATGAGAAGTTAACAGTTTTTAAGTTTTTAACTCTAATATTGATATCTTTGTTAGGATATTTTATTTGATAGGTTTGATTTGGTTCCGCAAAAATGGTATCATCAATTAAACCTATTTGATAAGTTGAACTATCCGAATATTTTTGAGATGTTTGAGATGAGGAGTATTGACCCCCAACTTTATTGAATACTTGTATATCAGATAATGAAACAACACCGTTTTCACTCTGTATTAATCTTCTTAATTCTGAAATATTGACATTTTCTCCCATATGTCTATTTGCTGGGTCAAAATAATCAGAAACAATTGTAATAATTTGAGAAATAACCGTCCCTTGATTTTGTGTGTTATCTAAAACAACATCAATGTTAAACCCTAAATCAATAACATTAGCACTTTGTATTGATACATAATCATTTATCATACGATAGTTTGATAAATAATTTGCGACATTATTTTTTAAAGTATTTGATATTACTTCCGTTAACCTACCTGTTTCATCATAAGATAACATTTGTACAATAATTTTATTATTGTTTTCTGTAATTGAAACTTTTGCCGGAGCACCAAATTGTGATGGCATTGTTCTAATTATCGACTCATAATCATTAACCGTTACAGCTCTTTTTTGTGATGAAAAGTTATACGATACCAAATTTCTAACTTCTTCCGTAGTTGGAAAACTTGCCCCACCGATTGCTGCTGTTACATTATTACATCGTAACGAATTAACCACAGTTGTATTAACACTATCCGAAGGACCATTAACAAAGAATGATACCGTACCTATTTGAGTAATTGCATTAACACCAAGATTACAACCAACACCCCCACCAACTCTATATTGAACAAATAAGGTTGTGTTCGCCTTCAAAGAACTACCTAACGCTAAGTTATTTGAGTATTTATATAAATTTAATTGATAACCGTCTTTAGCAAATTCTCTTAATTGTTCATCAGCAGATTGATTACCACCACCAAAAGTCATTTTTAAAAACCCTTCAGGTGTGAATTCTGTTATAAATTTATCACTAGTTTGTATATATTTTCCAACTTTAACCCCCGGAGCATCTGATACTTTGGTTGGGTCCTCAACAAATACTCTATCTTCCGCCAAAGAATCTACTTCATACCATCTATTATTTAACCCTAAAAACTCTTGTACTGATGGGATATTTGTATATTGAGTACTATCTTTTAATAAAACACTAGTCACCCCTAACACGTTTTTGTCCGGTAAAAATAATTCATAAAAAGGTTTAACATCATTTGGAGTTATAACTTTTTTAAATACTTTTGTTGTACCATTAACAACAGTTTCTCTTTTAGTTATTGTATAATTTAATAACTTGTTATTTGAGTCAAAATTAGGTATTTTTAATCTATTAGGATATCCTTCATCATTAACTGGGGATGTAAAATCAATGTCATAAACGGTTTCAAATACTTGTCCCGCACCATTAACTTGAGAACCCCTTCTTAAAATACCACAATACCTTAAATCTTCCTTATCACCATAAGCAGGAACCGTAATTGAGAAATCAACTAAAGCAACTGATGGTCTCATTCCCGGAACTTTTAATCCATAAGTTTTTGCGATATTAAAAACTGATGACCTTTGTTGTGCGAATTGAAGTACTGTCTCCTGAATACTTCTATCAATATTAAATTGTAAGTTATCTGTAACCGCAGCATTTAAATCTAATAATACTGAAAAAACCGACGCATCATTAAAGTTTTGAATTGTATCAGGATAATACGTTTTAGTAAAGTTAATTAACTCTGTTCTAATTGATTGGAAATCTCTTGTAGTATAGGAAATTTTCTTGTTTGCCATAATTTTATATATTAATAATTACAAAGTCACTACTATTAAAAACATCATTATTTATGATATAATCAATTTTAACTTTTGCAGTATGTTCATTATTTGAGATGTTAGGTACTCTAAATACTCTTTCATCGTTATCGTTTATATAACTTCCTTTATCTTCATCACCATCGGATGCCGCGGTAATACTAATTTTAGTTATTCTTATTCCCGGAAGATATATACCCGCAGATTCTCTTATTTCTGTTTCTATTTCTGAAAAAGTAGGTCCATCTAATGGTTCAAATATGAACTCATATAATCTTGTACCAAAATCAGGTAAATAATATCTACTACCCTTTTTAGATAATAAAAGATGTATTAAATTAGACCTAATCTCTTGGTCATTATAATCCGATAAATCTAAATATTTCCCATCAAAAGAATCTCTGAAAGGAAAAGTTAACCCATATGTTGTTCCATCTGCCATAACTATAAATATAGTGTCGTGATTATTTCTTATAAATAGATTAAAATAAAAAATCACGACACTAATGTCGTGATTATTTTATTTAAGAACCACATCCGAAACACTCAAACTCGGAATCCGAAGGTTTTTGTGTTAAATCAACGGTTGGTTTCTCAATTGGTTTTGATTGACTCACTTTTGATATATCAACAGCTAAGTGTTTAGCTCCGGTTGATATCGCCTTTGTTCTAACATAATAACAAAGAGTTTTCAACCCTTTACCCCAAGAATGGAAGTGTGATGATGAAATCTTTGATAATGTTGGTTCAGACATATAGATATTCATTGACTGTGATTGGTCTATGAATGGTGCTCTGTCCGCAGCCATATCAATCAATTCTCTTTGAGATATCTCCCAAATTGTTTTGTATTTTGGAATTAAATGTTCTATTCGTTTAACCTTCTTATTATAATTTTTATCTTCCGGGTCCAAGTAATGATTAAAATTAATATTTTGTACTGACCCTTCATTCATTATAATCTCATTTTTCAAGTCCTCACACCAAACACCTAACTTTTCAAAATCGTTAATTAAGTATTTATTAACAATTAAAATTTCACCACCGACAACACGACGATTAAATAATGCCGAGTGAGCCGGTTCTGTCATTTCAAATGAACCTGTAATCTTAGCCGAAGACGCAACTGGCATCTGAGCCGTGAATAACGAATTACAAACACCGTGGTTAGACACTTCTAATTTAAGTGAGTCCCAATCCCACATTCCACCTAAACCTTCATAATCTAACCCCCACATATCAAATTGGAATATACCTTTTGACATTGGTGACCCATTAAAAAAGTCGTATGGTTTGTATTCACCTGTTTTACATAGATTCATACTTTCAGTGATTGCTGCGAAGTAGATTGTTTCAAAAATCTCTTTATTAAGTTTCTTTGCTTCTTCAGTTGTAAAGATATAATCCATTAAGAAGAATACATCAGCAAGACCTTGTGTTCCAATGGCAATCGCTCTTTGTTCCAACCCACCTTTTCTTCCTTGTTCAGTTGAATAACTATTGATATCAACAACTTTGTTAAGTGCTCTAACAACCTTTCTAACTTCACTATAAAGTAATTTGAAATCAAATTCTCCTTTTATGATGAAGTTCTTTAATACCATAGATGATAACGTACAGATTGCTGTGGTGTTCTCATCGGTGAATTGGTAAATCTCATTACATAAGTTAGATTGTTTAATCACTCCGATGTTTTGATGGTTAGTTTTTCTGTTAGCACTATCTTTAGAACATAAGTAAGGAACTCCGGTTTCAACCTGAGATTCAATAATCTTATTCCAAATTGTTTGTGCTTTTACTTTCTTACCTAAACCAAGTTCAACTGCTTTGTTGTAATTTGATTCATACTCATCACCGTAAGCTTCTTGTAATGGTTTGATACCCGCTTTGATAATTTCGTTAGGACAGAACAAATACCAATCATCATTGTTCTTAACTGCGTTCATAAAGTTGTCCGGTAACCAAATTGAGGTAAATAAATCTTTTGCTCTCAACTCCTCAGCACCCGTATTCTTTTTGATTTCAAGTAAGTCCATAATATCCTTATGCCAAGGTTCTATGTAGATAGCAGCACTACCCGGTCTTCTTCCTTGTTGGTTGAAGAATCTTAACCCTTCATTAACAATCTTTAGGTATTTCAATAAACCACCCGCAAATCCTCCTGATGAGTTAATACGACTTTCTTTACTACGAATGTTAGACATACATAACCCAATTCCAGCCGCATCTGACGAATAAGTTGAAATGTCATTAAATGTATCCAACAAACCTTGTCTTGAATCTCCGTTATTGTACTTCAACACACAAGACGCTAGTTGAGGTGTTTTGGTACCCGCATTAATCATAATTGGTGTTGCCGGAGAGATAAGTTGATTCGATAACGAATTATAGTATTCAACCGCCTCTTCAAATGATTTAGTCACCCATAAAGCAACTCTCATATACATATGTTGAGGTCTTTCAACTACAACACCTTTAGGTGTTTTCAACAAATACATTTCCTGTAATGATTTCCACGCAAAATAATCAAAATTGTAATCATTCTCGTGATTTATTACCGAATCAATATTTTCAGGACCGTATTGAGTAATTGTATTGATTAAGATATCATTAATAATATCATCGTCATATAAACTTTTCATTGTATTACAGAAACTTTCATCAGTCTCTTTGTGATACGCAGATATTGCCACAGATGACGCTAGTCTTGAGTAATCGTGATGACTACCAGTATAAGCCGCAGCAATCTCGTAAACCAATTTATCCAACTCTTTAGTTGTAATAACACCTTCAGTTGGGACCGAAGTAATCACTTTAATGAACACCTCATCAGCATTAACTTTTAACCCTTTAGAAGCTTGTTTAACTCTATTGTAAATTTTTTGGGGGTTAAAGGATACCTCATCACCCCCTCTTTTTCTTATTTTTAGTGACATCATATTAAAAATCGTCTGTAAATGTTAATGATTCTCCTAACTTAGCTTTTTGATACTCCATTGTTCTTGATTCAAAAAAGTTACCCTTTGTTTCAACAGCGATTTGTTCCATAAATTTAAATGGTTGTTCAACATTAAAATGTTTTTTACATCCAAACTTAACTAATAGTCCATCAGTTACAAATTCAAGATATTGTTTCATTAAATTTGAATTCATACCAATTAAAGATACAGGTAATGACTCAGTAATAAACTCTTTTTCAATTTCTAATGCTGATAATAAAATTTCTTTAATTCTTTTCTCCGTTGGTTTGTTTTCAATATGATTGTTAATCAAATGAATCGCAAAATCACAATGTAAGTTCTCATCTTTGAAGATGAGGCTATTAGCATTACATAATCCTTGCATAATCCCTCTTGATTTCATCCAAAAGATTGAACAGAATGAACCTGAGAAGAAGATACCCTCAACCGCCGCAAACGCTACTAATCTTTCTTGAAAAGACGAACTTTCTATCCATTTCAATGCCCAACTAGCTTTTTTCTGAACAGCAGGTAATCTATCTATTGCGTGGAAACATTCATCTTTTTCTGTCTCATCAGACACATAAGTATCTATTAATAATGAATACATTAAGGAGTGAATATTCTCCATCATAATTTGGAATCCGTAGAAGAACTTCGCTTCAGCATATTGAACTTCTTTTAAGAAGTTCTCAGCCAAATTTTCATTCACGATACCATCAGATGCCGCAAAGAATGCTAATATATTTTTAAGGAAATATCTCTCATTATCAGATAGGTTTTCCCAATCTCTAATATCATTAGATAAATCAACTTCTTCCGCTGTCCAAAACGCCGCTTGGTGTTGTTTGTAAAATTCCCAAATATCATTATGTTCTATTGGGAAGATAACAAATCTCTCATTATTTGGTTCTAATATTTTTTCTTTCATATTAATTAATTTGTTGTTGGTTTTTTTCTTTTCTCTTATCTAACAAGTCCTTGATTCTCTGTCTATTTCTTTCTTCAGTTTGTTCTTCTAACCCTAAGAATGTTACTGAACTCTCAGTATCAATCTCTAACATACCATTATCGAATTTACAATTCTCAAAGACAACACCATCATCACCAATACGTGATTTAGTAATTGCTATCGTCGCTAGTTTCATTTCTTTTTGCTGTAGAGATTTAGCCACGGAAATGATTACGTGTCCAACCTGAGCTTTTTTGATAGAACCACCCATTTGGTCGGTAGTTACAACATCTGAGGATATTGAACTTCTATTACCCTGAGTTGCAGTCCATCCAACTAAATCAAGTTCGTGACACATAGATTCAAAACCTCTCATCACAGACCCTTCAGATTTCCATTCATCTCCTAAGTTTTTATCCGGAACCACACAGTCAATGTAGTCCAATAATACCATATCAATTTTAATACCTTCAGAAATCATTTTTCTAATTTGATTCTTAATTTGCATCATTGTTATAGTATCAGATGGAAGTTTTTTAAGTATTAATTCATTAGGCATTTTCTCCTTAATTTCTTGAACTTTAACCATAACTTCATCTTTTCTTATAGACAATTCATCCGGATGGATTTTTGTCCATAATGTAATGTGTTTTCGTTGGATAATCTTCGGATTATCCTCAAAGAATATTTGTAAAACATTATACCCCAAATTAAATGAATGATTTGCAATTTTTGTAAGTAAAGTAGATTTACCTACACCTGTTGGTGCTAAAATAACACCGATTTCACCTTTAGCCAACCCTCCTTTTAAGAGTCTATCTATCCCCGGAATACCCATCGGTATCGGATGACGATAATCTTCGTTTAAAACATCATCTAAGTTACTAAAAACACTTTCAGTTCCCTTATCGTGTTCCCCTACTTGTAATGCCTTACTAACCATTTCCTCTAATGTATCATAACTTTCAAACTCACCAGTATCGATGATTTTTTGAGCTTTAACCATTACTTTTTGTAACTCTTGTTGTTTACAAAATTTCATAGATTTTTCTTGTACAAACTCAGCACCTTCTAACGTGGACTCCTTAACTTTTGTAAGGGTATCAATAATGATTTTTGCCGCCAGAGGTTGTTGTATCTCAGATTTTGTGATTTGTTCTAAGGTGTCAAAGGTTGGTGTGTGTTCGTATTTTGTGTAATACTCTTTAATCATTTGAATGATTAATTTGAAATATTTATTCTCAAAATAACTTGTTTCAATCACATCTATAATTGACCTTGAGAAGTCTTTATCGATAATGATTTGGTTTAATAATTGTATCTGAAATGTACTACCTAGATACTCAAAATTTTTGTTTGACGCCATATATTTTTCTTTTAGTGTATTAATAAATACTATACACTTAGGTTAACTTCTAGATATTTTTTTGTTAAATCTTTTGACGAAAAAATGTCAGTTAAATTCATTAATAGGTTTTTTAGGTGTGGGCGTACATCCACAGTATATCTTATCTTTGGAGGGTATACTTTAGCATCCACCTGTCTATGACAAATTGTCACATCATTTTGTTTGATGAAGATGTTGAAGTACTCCGGACCGTCAGTATAAGACGTTTCCAAAATAGCAGGATTGTTCACAATTTCGTACATATTATCCGTCATATACGTTACGGTTTTCAACGACAATTGAGTTTGAATATCGTCTTTAAATTCACGAAGTAAGTCATAAAGTTCTAACGAGTTTTTTCCCTCATTATTGAACTCTCTTACGTTAAAAAATCTCTGCACAATGATGTTATCATTTACCATCATTAAGAATTCTAATTTTACCGAATCTTGGTCTTTCATAGTTTTAATTAATTGTTTTTATAATTTCTTTTTTCTTTTCTTGTTAGTTTTAAAAAGGGTCTAACAAAATTAACCCACGCGTCATCCCCCTTCGGTAGATACTTAAAAAACCCATCTTCCATCATCATTTTAATAAGTCCCCTATGACCCCTTCCATCAGGGTCTAAGGTTTCTTTATAATATAATTCAACAAGTTCTTTAGCACCATCAGTAATTAATGGGTTTGATAAATTTATAATTTTTTCGTTAATAACAAAAAACTCATCACCATACACACCACTTTTAGTTTTTCCGGATAAAAGATTTTGTAATGTCTTATTACCCTTGTTTTCCTTTAGTAGAATTTCAGCCTTTTCTAAAATATCGGTAATAGAAACGGTTTTTTCAAGTAGCTCAGGAAAAAACTTTATAAGAGTTTTCTCACCCAACCCTGAAATACCGTCAATATTGTCCGATTTATCTCCAGATAGAATTTTATAAGTCCTGATGTTTTCGTGGGGAAATTCGTAAAAATCACATTTGATTTTACTTCCTAAATGATAAGTCTCTTTGGTTCTTGGATAATATACCGATACCTTATCCGATATAAGTTGGGTAAGGTCTTTATCCCCCGAATAGATAGTCTTTTGTTCGTTTTCCGAGATTTGGCAGTAGTAAGCAATCAAATCGTCGCCTTCGTTATTATCTACGTTGATTTGTCTTATATAACATTCCTCCAAGTATTGTTTGATTCTCTCTTTCTGTTCTTCAAAAGATTCATCTTTGAAATCTTCGGTTATACGTCGTTTTTCTTTATATTGGGGGTAAATAAGTTTTCGGGCGGATGAATTATTATCACCATCCCACATAACAACAACCTTATCAAAATTTTGTTCGTCTATAAAACGTCTAATTGTATTGATAAAATGCCATAATCCTCCTATGTGTTTTCCGTTGTGGTAAAAGTCTTTAACCCCGCAAAACCCAATCTTAAGTAGATTGTTTCCATCCACTAATAGTGTTTTAGTCACTTGTTTTGTTTGTATTCGTTACTATAAAATTTTGTTACTCTTTTTCAAATTATCCTCAGCCCATAATGGTTGAAGATTTTCATAATGACACAACTTATAAAGTTCGTCTTCTGTTTTTGCCGATGATAATGGAATGATGTGGTCAATATGCCACTCACTCCTGTTATCCCAACTCATACCATCAGTAAATTGGGTTTCTAAATGTTCTTTTAAAAATTGGGGAGAACAACCCACAATATCAAAAGTTTTGTTAGTTTTGGTTATGTTAAGTTTCTTTAAATAACCACATAATCTAGACCTCATATTCATTAGTAGTTTGAATTCTGGGTCTATATTTTTTCTATTTGTCCAATAACTATTATACTTTTCCCGATTATTTTTAATCCAAACTTTCTTTTTTTGTGATTGAACATCTTTAGTTCTCTCCCAATAATTTTTGTTTTGTTTTTTATATTCTTCGGGATTATTTTTTCTCCAATTTTGTTTTTTTTCTAAATGACAAATTTTACAATAATTATTTTTTTTATAAAAATCGGTTATTTGTTTTTCAACATTACATTTACTACAAACTTTAGTTTCCATTTTTAATATATTCTTTTAATAATTTATTAACAAGGGAAGATAAATTTATAGATTTATCCTTAAAGTATTGAGGTAATTCAGGGTCAATCGCAACCGAAACTTTTACCTTTTTTTTATCTTCATCAATCTTATGTCTTCCCATATTATATAAATATCTTAAAAATACTTAAAAGTAGTAATAGTATCAATTTTTTTAATCGTCAGAATCGTCTTCACTATTTTCATCTAATATCAATTCACCGGTACCACTAAGTATCGCACCCCAATAACTAGAATATTGTTTTTTATATTTATCTAACGCCTCTTTTGTATCCGCAATATATCCTTGAGGAACCGCAATAATTTTCCCATCCTTAAACGCAATACCATTTACGTGATTTTTTAATATTGATACTTTTGTTCTAACAGCATAAGATACGGTTCTACCATTTTTAGTTGCGGTTATATGATTAACTCCAGCATTTTTTTGGTTACCAAATAAAAATACTAAAGAAGATGCCAAATATAACGCCTCACCGCCTTTAGGTTTAATAGAAGGCTGACCAAATGGTGAGTCCGGCAATTCAACCCAAGGTTGTACAATTACAACTAAAGTATTGTAATAAGGATAATCCTCTTTTTTTGATTTTGTTATTCTTGAATGTAACCCCATACCTATTCTTTCTGATAGTACTCTAGCATTGTGCATAGACCCCCCCTTACCTTCAAAAGTCATTTGACAGGGAATACTACCAATACTATCAAAGAAAAAAGCAACATTATACGGTAATTCACCTTTTTCTTGAGCATCTAATATATCATTCATAAAATCAGTCGCCTGTTCTATTGTTTCAAAAGAATCGTTAAAAATAAAATGACCGTCCCACTCACCATTTTCATTTTGTTCCGCTTGTAACCCCAATTCAACCGAGTGTTCCCAAGACCATTTTTTTTCCGTTATAATAAACACCGGTAAATGTCCTTTTTTCTGAGCATCAGCCGCCGCTAATATCATAGCTGTTGTTTTTGAAGTATTTGAATGACCTAACATCATATTGATACCCCCCATTACAGGTCCGGGTAAACCACAAGCATCCATAAAAGCTTCACCGCAGTTATAGAAGCTTTCAGGTTTGTATTTTGTTTTTGTAGAGAATTTACCCTTTATATCCTCTAACGAGAATGTTTTCTTTTTAATCGCCATATTTCTAATTAGTTTAATTTGTTATTTTTTTTAGACAAGTAGGACACCAAGTATATCTTAGTGTCCTAACTATATGTCTAAATTATTTGATTAGAAAGGCATATCATTATCCTCTTCATCTCCCGCTTGTGGGTCAATTGGTGCAGATGGTTTAGAACCACCAAACGATACTTCAGACTCATCAGAGTTACCATAATCATAACCACCTTTATCAGAATTCCATTTTGGAGTTTCACCTCTTGCAATAGATTCTAAGTACTCAACTGGTTTTTTAGAGTAAACATCTTCCCAAGTTAATTCATCGTTAATCCAACTTTCAGCAAGTTTTGAATCTTCGTGAATTGGTGCTGCATCATCATACATAACCGTTTGAATTACTGTATAAACAGCTCCCTTTGGAGTCTTAGCCTTAGTTAATTCTAAGATAAGGTCTCTACCTTTTTCAGGGTCAGCAATATCACCTTTATTTCTGTAGATAGGGATGATTTTGTCGTAGATACCTTCATTCTTGTAGTTAGATTTAAATCTCCAAAATTTAACTCCATCCCCCTCATTATCTCTATCGATAACTTTAACAATGTAAAATTTACGAGCCAAATAATTTGACGATAATTTTTTGTCCTCTTCTTTTCCTGTTTCACGAAGTTCTTCATAAACCTCAGTTAAAGGTGAGCGTTCATTGTCGTTTTTTCCCGGGTCATAAAATTTTTGGAATTTTCCATCCACTTGAATCTCGTGGTACCAAACTTCTTTAAATGGTGAAGAACCATCTGTTGTTGGTAAGATTCTTAATCTTCTTTGGCCTTGAGTTTCCTTATCTGGAAGGATTGCCGCGAAGTATTTTTTCATTCTTTCTTCTTGTGTAAATTTTGTAGTAGAAGAATTACTACCTTGTTTTGCTTTCTCGTATTGAGCCAAAACTGCGTCTAATGAATTTGTCGCCATAGTGTTTAAAATATTTAAAGGTTTATAAAAGTATAAGTGTTAAAGGTGTGTTTGTCAAATTGTTTTGTGAAATAAAAACGGTCCGAAGACCGTCTTATCTATCTAACTTGTTGAAACCCTGACGAACTATCGTCAAAATTTCTAAATGTTTTTTTAATTTCAACAGGTGAATAATCTTCAACATCATCTTGTGTTAAAACATATTCATTTTTTCCTGATTTTTCCATGTCCTCTTCTTTATCATCAAAAAATTGACTTAATTTTTGATTGAATGGTCCCGAATCTAAAGTTCTAAGTTCTAATTTTTCTTGAGGAGTTTTTTCTCTATATTTTTCAATCTTCGCTTCTAAATCATTCAATTTACTCATAATACCATCCATCTCACCTAACTTAGATTCTAAGTTATCTAAATGTTGAAATAAATTATCAAAATACTCTTCTTGTTTTTGTTCAACATTTTTCTGAGATTTTACTAAATCAGTAATATCCATTTCTTCAGTTGAACCCCCTGTTTTATCCCCTGTTTCACCTTCACCAACTTTTTCCACATCAGGGTCAGTAGTTAAATCAACCGGTTGTGGTCCTGCTGGAGCTTCAGGTGATGGTGTTACCATATTTGGGTCCATAGGAGCTGGAGCTCCTCCCATAGGTGGTAACGCATTTGGGTCTTCACCCGGAGGTGGTGGTAAAGTAGCATCTTGTTCTACAATATAACTATTAATTGAATTATATCTAGCAATCTCCTCTAAAATTCTATTATCTATTTTTTTCATTTTATCCGTTTAATAATTGTTTTACACCTGTTGTAGTTTCAACTTGTATTTTTCTATTTTGACTCATAGTGTTATCAACTCTTTCAATTAGACCATCTTTCATTCTAATTGTATAACAATCACCTGAATCTAAATCACATACTTGTTTTGAACCGTTACCCATATCTTTTTCGGTAGTACGGGTTTTTTTACCTAAGTAATTTTCTAATAATGATTTTGTATCCATAATCTTTTTTATATATAAATATCTGTTTATTTGTAAATGTTACTAATTTGGTGTTTTGTTATAATTTCCACTTATTGGGTTATAAATATTAATAGAATCCTGAACATTACTTTCAATTGTTGTAATAACTGTAGGATTTATTTTTGTATAAAACGAATCATCATACATTGAAGTTTCACCATATAATATTAAAAATTTTGTAATGTCTTTTGAATTAACACTTTTAATTTTTCCAACCCTATCTTTATATCTTGATATTAAAAATTCAACATTTTGAGTTAAACTAGTAAAGACGATATATGGTTTATTTTCATTACTACAATAATATTTTTTTGTCGTAAAAAATGATTCAACAGATGGACCCCAATCTTGTTTTAAATCCGTATCACTAAAATTAAATGAATGCGATTGTAACACGCCACTTTGAGATGAACTCAAGTACATTTTTGCAAAAACTGCGTAACGAAGTTTTTGGTCTGTTGTTTTTAACGATATTAAATCCACAACTTCTTTATATGTTACACTAGTACTTAATTTATCATTAATAACTGTAAATTTACCATATTTATTTTGTTTTGCCTCCATAGGCTTACAGTTTTGACTATTGCTTTGAGTCGTACCATCTTGACTTACATTTTTACTAATTACACTATTTTTTTGATTAATAATGTTAGTATCCACACCTGATTTAAGAGCTTTCTCCTTCTCTTGTTTATCTTTATTATTTTTTTCAATAATTGATTGTAATAATGTTGTCTTAAGTGATTGAATATAATTATCTATCTTAGGTAAAGAAGCCGTAGGTTGTCTAATACCTTCAAAAATTGTCTCAAAATGTCCTGGTGTTATTGAATGATTAACTTTTTGAATCATATAAGGACCACTAAACATTGGTACGTGTCTTAAATTAAAGTACATCGTAGGTTGTATCATAGCGTTACCCAACATAGTTACAGTACAAGCATAACTTCTATTTTTATATAAGTTATACAATGACGTATTCTGAGTGGCACCACCCCTATTATTTGATTGATTAGCCATTTGATTTAATACTTCCAACGATTCTGCCGTAGCTAAACCAGGGTTTTGAGAAACATTAAACCCTTGAAATATAGATTGATTTTGTGGTCCAAATTCAACATTAAACCCAACAACCTTATTTGACTTATCCCAATCATTTTTACCTATTTGATTTTCAACTAATGGGTTATCAACTCGTCTTAAATCAAACGCATCATTTCTATATCTATAATCAACATTCTCTTTTAAATCGAGTTGTTCACTTGGTTTTCCAGCATAAAAACAAACCATTTTAGCAGAAGAATCTCTATAATCAACATTCATAAATGTACCAAATAAGGTATTAGCAAATTCCAACGTTCCTTCCGGTTTTGGTTTTGGATTTTTAACCGCATTTTGAACATTATAAAAATTTACATATGATGGTATATTCATAACAACAAAGTTATTTCTAACCAATATTGTTTGAACATATGTTAGCATTGTCGAGGTAACATTTATATCTGTTAAATCAACTTGTAACTTTTGAATATCCACAAGAATTAAATCGCCCACATCTCTACTTGCTCTATCCATCAATAAAACATCCTCAAATAATGTTTTTTCTTTAAAATCAGTACCTGAAATCCATTTATCATTTGTCGCTTTAAATGATTCCCATAATTCAAGTTTAGTTTGTTTACTTTCCAAAACAGTTTCAATTTTAGGTTGAGGAGTAAAATTAACATTAGGTAACTTATTTTGTAATTTAATCATTGTACTGTTTATAATTCTATTAGTAAATAAATCTAAACTATCTAAATGTACATCCATTAATTTAACAAACTTATCATAATTCAAAGTTTTATCTTTTAATTTTTGAGTTGCATATATTTTAATTATTGGTGCCAATTTTTCAATATTATACACATCAAAAGCCACATTACAATCAATAAAAAAATCTGTAATATACGAACCACCATCTTTATATAATAACTCTGGTATATCGGAGAATCCAACATAGGTCTCCAATGCTTTCCACTCTAAAGGATAAGTTTCTAATGAATTATTTAATGTTGTACCACTAGGTAATGCGTTTGGTGTTGTATAGTTATAATAATCCCAAGTAATAGGATTTTCAATTTCTACTTTATGTTTATTTGAAAAGGTGTAAAATAATTGTTTATTAAATGACGATGGATTACCTAATTTAAAATAAACATCATAATTTAAAAATTGAGAAATCGTATTAGATATTTTTGTTAATTGTTTAGATTGAATGTCGCTAACTGATTGTTCATTAGTTGTTGTTGTATTTGTAATTTTCATCATATTTCTCAATAATGATTGGAAATTTTTAAACGATTTTTCTGTATCCGTATCTGTTGAATTTTCATCAACTTTATAATCATAAACAGATATCGTAAAATTTAAAAACTCATTTTCAAATTTATCTAAAGCATCTCTATCAAAAACAGAAAACATTTCACTAATTTCTGTATAATTAATTAATTCACCATTAATTGAGAAATTTTCTTGAGCACTTTGCCCATTAAACACTTGTTTTAAATATCGAATAGGGTCTGGTTTAACAACCTTACTATTATCAAAATAACCATAATTAGGTGCCGCCCAAAATAATCTAGCCGACCCATTATACATAGAAGTATTACCAGTTAAATCATACACTAATTCACTTAATATATTAAAACATTCATTCTTTGTTTGATTAAAAACACTACCATTTGATGGCATAACATAAGCATATTGACCATAATCTGCTGTAACAGAAACAGACCATGGAATAACTCTATTAGTTATACAATATGAGGTAGGAATACCCATAGTATTATCTATTACCGCCTCAGGAACATAATTTAAAGTAAGTCCTTCGGTGAAACCACTTTGAATACCTCCACTGGTGTAATCTGTGAATATATTATACCCCTGATAAAACACATTAAAATCATTTATCAATTTAGGATAGAATCCGGTATTAATTGTTGTTGTGTAATTTATACCATTAAGTGTTGATGCTGTTGTTATTGTTTCCAACACAATAGTTGTTGCCGATATTTGACCCGGAATGGTAAAATTATAAACCGTAGATGTTTTACCACTAATAGGGTCATAATTATTTTTATAATCAAAATCTTTCCAAGAATCACTTAATATATCAACATTAGTATTAACATATGTTTTATAACGATGCCAAATAGAACCTATCTTTAACGCCCAAGCATACGGAACCTTATGTAAAGCCGCAAATTTTTTCATAGACGCAAAAATATAATCTAAATTTTCTTCAGAATAATTTGTGTCGTTACCTGTATATGTTTTATATTTTTCTCTTAAGGTTGATAATGGCAAACTGTTAATAAACAAATAAGCGGAACTAACATATGGGTATTTAACACCATTTTTAACATTTTGAACCCCCTCTTGAATTGAATTTATAAAATATGGAGTATTAAACATTGAGGTTGTTTGATAACTACTAACAAGCCCACTATAGTTCAAATATTTAACATCACCTTCAGTTGGTAATTGTTTCGTATATGTTCTACTACTATAAAAATTTCTTAAATCATTTCCAACAATTGGTGCAATTACATTTTTATAAACAAAATTAGTTATTGGTTTTTTAACATCCTCTGATTGAGTATCACTAAAATTTGTAACAACTTTTTTAACAGTATTATATAATAATGTTTTTGTTGTGTTAAATGCTAATTTTTCATCTGTTGCAACCCCATTAGCCAAATTATTCTTAACCCAAGTTTTATCTGTAAATGGGTAAGTATCTGTTAAATCAAATTGATTTGATGTAGTAGAATTTGAAATGTATTCGATTATATCCTTTTCATTATTAACAGAAACTAATGGTTGGGACTCAGAATTATTAACAACACTTTTAGATTTAAACTCAAAAGACGCGTTTTCCACAACATTTTTAATATAACCTGTATTAAAAATACCTCTTATATAATTTTGCCAACTTTGGGAAACGCCCTCATTTGAAATATGTTTTAACACACTATCAAATTTAACTGAAGTAAAATTATATTCTTTTAAATTTTTAATTAATTCCACATCATTATTATCTGATAAACTATTTAACACATTAATAGATTCACCTTCACTAATAACGTTTGAAACTTTATCAGTCTCCGAAGTTAAATTATTAGTTCTATCTAATTTAGAATATTGAGAGGTTAATAATGTTCTTTCATAAATTTCATAAAAATATTTTACTAATTCTTTGTTAGCATAAACATCATTACTAATTGGAAATTCGATAGCATTTGTTGAAACTCTTACAGGGTCTTTTTTTGAATTTGACGATTTTGTTGATGGTGGTGGTGGTGGTGTTTTTTGAGTCATTGAACTAATAAATTCTTCAACAAACTCTATTTCAGGCCAAATATCATATAAATAACCTTTAGTTTCTCCAATAATATCACTATCACCAGGATATCTTAATTCATATTTTTCCTGACCTTTTTCCCCCGGAGTTTCTTTTATTACTTGAGGCCAAGGATATACCGGTTGATTTTTATCATCTCCGGAATCTTTACTATCAGCACTTGCATTAGCAACTTGTTTATTAAAAATAACATCTTTTCTAATTTTAGTATCTCTTTGAGCCCAAGCTTTAGTATGAACTTCATCCAATAAACGTAAAAAAGCCTCACCATTTGCAAAAACAACCGCCAACACATTTCTAATTGTTGGTACAAAACCAATACCATTATCCTTATTCTCCAATAAGGCCGATAAAGCCTTTGTTAATTCATCTTCAATTTCATTTCTTTTGGTTTTTAAGTTTTTATTCATATTATCAGTTAAATCGATAAATGAACCAGTTCCTTCAAATACAAAATATTCAGAAATAGCTTGTTTAGCACCATTTTTAAGAGTTACAGATGTGTTATGAAAAAGATTTGTCTTTTCTAATTCCGCTTGGAATTTTTTTAAATCTTCCGGAGTTGCTTGACTATTTTTTCTTTGTAATTTATATGTTTCGGTTAAATTAATATCCGTTGGTTTAATTTGTATTGTAAATACTTTTTCATAAGTAATATCATTAGGTATTTTACATTCCGTTTTTTTACCATTAATCACATAACTACCGTTTGTACCACAAGTAGAGTTTTCATTAAGTAATTTATTATTCTTATCAATAATCCCCTTCAATTTTGAAATTGCGTCAGACTTATTTTGGTCGTTTAATTCTTTTTTGAATGTATAAACTTTTGTATTTAATTTATTTAAGATATAATAATTACTTGTATCCATAAATTCATTAAACCATGAAGTTTTTACAGTATAAAAAACTTCTTTTTGATAATCCCTTAACTGAATACCATAGGTATCTAAATTAGTTAAAGGGTCCAAGTTTTGTTTAATAAACGAATCAAGAACATTTTTAATAAAATTATCAATTCTGTCTTTCATCTGCATTAAAGTAATTTCAGGGAAATCATCCGCAATTAAACCTTTTGATTTATACTCACTATATAATTCTCGTATTTTTTGATAACCTCTTTCAACGACAACATTATCTGTTTTAGTTGTTGGACTTGGACCACCACTAGTTTGACTAATATTAAATCTTGATTGATACATATGTGGTGTCGCCAATAAAGCCCCCATCGTTACATCAGCTAAAACAGTATATTTGTATGTGTAAAACTTTAAATCAATATCAAAGTTACCTGTGTTTCCATTATATGTTGTAGTAAAATTTTGTAACATTAAGGCTAATCTAACCGCCTTACCAAAATACCCTTTTATCGTTAAATGAAATAATGGGTAAGGTAAATTGAAAAACGCCGCATATGGAGAATTATCACCCGCTTCAAATAACGCCCTACCTTTAATATCCACCAACCTAATATCAATTGTTGGCATAAAATCTAACCCTTGTCTAATGTTAATAGAAGTTATCCCCAATAAACCATTATCCGTAGCCCCCGGTTTTCCGTTTGAACTAATAGTTTGTTTAATGTAAAAATCATCACTGTTATTAGGATTAGTTATCCCTTTAAAAGTTGGTTGATTAACACCATCACCTTTTATAGCACCTTTACCCGTTAATTCATCCGTATATGAATTATCTAAATAATCTTTACCACCAGGCTTTAAAAAATTAATTTTTGCAATAGAAACTGTTCTAATAGAATCATTATTTGCAACCCCAATAGCTAATTTAGTTCTTGGTAAGACATTACATTCAAGATTAGCGTACATCACTAAATCCTCTTGTTTAACGTATCTATCCTTCACTTTATTATCACTATCAATAACTTTGTTTGGGTCAATAATTGTAATGTTATTGTAGTCGAATTCGACCAATATATTTTCAGAGTTACCTACCATAATAATAGAAATGATTATCTAATTGAGATTTATATTCTTGTAAAGATGATACTAAAGGAAATGGAATTGTTAATATCGCAGCATCCGGTATAGACCATTCATCACCACCAAAAATTGGGTTTCCCGCAAGAATTAACCAACCAAAAGTTGGGGTACCATAATATTGTTGTGATATTTTATCCAATCTAGATTGACCAACTTTATAAATATATCTTTTATCCGACGATTTACTAGAAACGGAAATATAAGGAACAATAGTTTGTTCACCATTTAATAAAAATTGATTATATCTATTATAATTTTGTCTATTATTCATTTTTAATTAAATTGAGTTTTATCAGTCCAAATTATTTTATCACCATCATTCTTACCTTGGTATAATAAAAATAAATTTTTAGTTTGTTCAACATTCTTTGATGATGGTTCTGTCGTATAATTAAATTTACGTGTTTTACCTTTTTTATAAAGGTTTTCAACCACAAGATAATTTTTATAATCGTTACTCTTTTTAAATGTTTTATAAAACTTTTCTTCTTCCTTTAATTCTATTTTAACTTTATCTTGAAATTTATTAACAATTTTATTAAATGATTTTAATAAATTTGGTGTTGATTTATCCATATCATTAGTAATTATTGACGTTTTAAACGTATTAAAATCATCACTATTATCAAATATTTGAGACATAACCATAAAAAATCTTTTACCTGGCAAATCTGTTAATTCAAAAACTGTTGATGTTGGATTAAACCCTCCCGGTTCGTTATATCCATTATAAATAATACTCTTATCAATAAGATATTGATTAAATTTATTTAAATTATTTGAAACCGATTTATAATCTGTTGATAATTCATCATAGGTATCTAATGGTATCGGTTTACTTGATTTATCAATTTCTGTTGTACCGGAAATATTATATATTTTAGGTTTTGAATCAATAATAACACCATCAGATAATGTTGTAACAAAATTAATTTTTCTAAAAACTTGAACCATATCAACTTGTTGTTGAACGACATTACTAACAATAGTACTAACACCTAAACTAAAATCAGTTTTATAATTAGTTAAATATGTTTTTAAATTTGTTTTAACACTTCTAAGTGTTGCATCATTAAAGTTTTCCGCAATTAATCCTAAAATTATGAAATTACTATTATTATCAACATCTTCAATTGTTTTATTAAATAATTCATCAATTCTACTCTCAAAAACAGATTTACCAAAAATATTTACAGTAAAAGATGGTGGTAAATTATCAATATTAAAATTAGATATACCATCAGTATATTGTCTTTCTTTTGAAATTAATTGCCAAATACCATTATTATATGATTTAGTCATACTCTCACCTTGATTAACAATATTAGTATAATACTCTTTAGTTACATCTAATAAAGTATCCATAATTTTCATGTAGGTTATATCACCAGTTTGACCACTAACACCATTAACAGTTGTTTGTATTTGTCCAATAGTTTCTCCAGCAGTATTTGTTTGTTGATTATCAACTTGAGCAACAGTTAATGTTGGTTGTTCATCAATTAAAGATTGGAAATATTCTTTATCTAACTTTTTCCAACTATCATCCGTCCATTTTGCTCTTTCATCGTAAATTTCAGTATTAGCATAATAATTGAACGATAAAGCGTTTTGTAACTCTTCTACCGGTTTTTCTAATCCCATTCCACCAATCATATCAAATTGCATCGTAACATTTGCAATCATTGGTTGGATTCCAATACCCTCAGGATTCATATCAAAAACCAAAGGTTCATATGAAAAACCAATTGACCTTGGTATAATTTTACCATTATAAAAATCCCCAATTCTTAAAACTAAAACAGGTGGTGCTCCAAATGAGGTGTTTAACGCATCATTAGCTACTATCTGACCTTTATCCCCAATAACAGGAATTGATTCACCAGGTCGAACACATTGATTTAAAAACGTCAAACGAGAGTTTAATCCTTCAGGTGTCATAGAGTGAAACGCAGGGTTAAAATATTTGATTTTTTCCTGTATAGAATCATATAACATTGGTACTTCTTTCTTAATAACATCAAAATAATCACATTCAGATAGTAATCTTCTTAATATTAATTTACTAATACCTTCTTTTATTGTTTTTTCTGTTCTAGTAGTTTTTGCTTTTGGTTTTATTGGCTCAGATATCGTTGGTTTGATTTCATCCTTTATTATAGGTTCAACTGGTTTATCTGAAGGAATATCCGTAACTTTTATATCTTTAAAAATAACTCTTCTACAAGCCATTGCAGCAACTGAATAAACTTGAGCCTGTTTATTAGACGCAGCTGTATTTGATTGAGACATAATATCTTGATGGCAATCAACTGAGGAACCAAAAACCCCATTTGAGGTTTGTGGAAATGAAATTGTTTCAATTTCACCGTTGTCAGTATTCCCTTCAAAAATTAATGTTTTAGATTCTGTAATAAATTTCGCCAATTTAGTATTTTTAAAATATTCAATAACTGAATTTTTTCTTCTAACAGATAATGTAACATTATAATCATCCTGTGCCGGTGCTGATGCAGAACTAGCTAAAGAAATTTTAATAACACCTTTATTTTCACTCAAAATTTTAAAAGCATCCTCAATAAAACTATTATTAATTTTATTAAAATTATCTATAACCACATTATCAAAAAAAGATTTAACATTTCTATTAGTACTAACTATTGCAAAAGTTTTACTTGATATATCAACATATAGGTCTTGATTCACACTGTTTGTGTAGTTATCATAATCAGCTTTATATGTTGAATTAGGAATTGGGTTTTTTTTAGTGTTTGGTCCCGGAATATCATTATCAAAATAAAACCCTAAATTCTTATAACCATCCAATAAGTGAGCAACTGATGTGTCAGTATTTGTTTTTGGAATAGAATTACCAGCTGTACTACTATTAGTTACTGTACCCACAGAACCATTACTGTTGAATACTTCTTTTGCGGTATTTTTATCTAAATTAGGGTCATTTAATATCTGTTGATAAGTATATAAATCTTTAGTTGGTACCGTATTAAACTTTTTAGCCAATTCATATATATCATACTTAACACAACCAGCAAAAAATGAATCAATAATAGAATTGATTCTTTCTTTATTTTGACCTTTTAATTGTTTTTCAACAAGAACATTCATAACAGATGGATGGTCTACAATTATTTTCCAACTTAAAGTTCCCGTTCTATTAGAATCTTTATATGTATATATTGGTTCCGGTCTTCCTAAAAATGATGTTGGTGTCCAGTTAGCTGTACTATTATCATTAAATTTAATATCATATGGTGGAAACCACATAACTCTACCCCCATTTGGTCCTTTTTCACAAACAGGTAATTCATCATAAGTATAACCCTGTTTACTTGATGTTCTCCAAGCCAAATTCTCAATTGAGAACATATATTTTTTAGCATAACCCCCAATACCGTTAGGTCCATCAGCAATTATATTTGTTGAACCCGGATTTCTTGTTGGTGAAATATTTAAATTGAATGTGTTGTCTAATACCGAACCGGCAAATTGTCTTCCACTTGTTGTGATACCATCAACTTTTTGTAAATCATTATAAGTGTAATATGGTGTATCTTTTGTAAAAACTCTACAATATTCAATACCAGCTTCACCTCCCGTTGTTTGGTCTGTATAAGACACAACTTGAGAACCTTTAGTCATTTCTTTATACCCATCGTGGAATACTTTACTAACTTGATTGATAGCGTTACCAACGTGTTTTAATCTTGAAATACCTTGAACGTTATCAGCAGAATTAACTAATCTTTGAGTTTCATCTAAAATAGATGTTGATTTAAACACAAAATTAGTTGATTCATCACGAGTATAATTACTACTAATTAAATTAAACTCACCATCTAATGAACCTGAACCACCTCCCGGAGTTGCGTGAAAACCAGCATTTGATTTATATTTTGGTGATGTCCAAACAAATTGACCGTCAATACCTCCACCATCACTTAATGGTTTTGCTGCAAGTCCAAATTTAAGAGTATCTTGATTACCCTCATATAAAATACCTAATTCTGATGGTCCATATACCGGAACATCCTCTTGTTGTCCAAAAGCATTAACAGGAACTTGATTTGGGGGTGATGTTATTGATGAAGGTTCCGCACTTCTACTACCAACATAATAACCACCCACTAAAGTTCCATTAAATGGGTTTATTAAACTAACAATTGCTTGACCAACACCCAATAAACCGCCATAATTTTTATCGTAATTTGGTTGATATCGATTATAATTAATATTTCTAAATAAAACAGACCTTTGACCATTTCCTGTGTTTGCCAAGAATATCTCAGAAGGATTTCTTTTACTATTTAATATTGGCCCTAAAAACCCCCCCGTTAATTGATTAACAACATTTAATGCTGTTGATGTTTGTTGTGTTTGTCCATTTCTTGTGTTATCGGTAAAATAATCTCCAGGAATTAAAGATACCGGCCAATAAGCCCCCGCCAATCTTGTTAATAAATCAGCGGCGGCAGTAACAGGGTTTTCCGGTGATGTAATCTTCCAATTTTTATAAATTAACGGTTCTTGTCCGGTAATCATTAAACTAGCATCAAAAGGGTCTTGTAATGATTGTAAATTAACTTGACCCACTGTATTTATAAAAATTTCTCGATTAATTCTATCTTGAAATAACTTATTTAAAAATGTTGCTCCTAATCTAGCCAAATATGAATCCTGAGATAATGAACCATCACTACCAGTCGGATTATTAGACATTAAAATTGTATATGGTGAATACGATGAAGGAACAAAATTTGTAGGTAAATAAGGTTGATGTATAGGTTGTCCCAATATCTGAGTAGTAACCCCATACATATCATTAAAACCACCAACAGGTCCATAGTAGTTATCAATATAAGCGGCGTCAATAAAAAATTCATTGACTAAATCTAAAACAGTATCATTCGGACCATATTCACCTTGATTTGGTGTTACTGGAAGTGGGGGTCCATTAAAATTAATATTTAAATCATAACCACCATTAGGACCATATTCATTTAAAGGATATAGTAATTGAGCAAAAGGGTCATTAGTAATTAAATCATTTGGTGAATCAATAACATTAAAATTGTTTAAAGACACTTCCGTATCAATATCTGAGGCTGGTGGTGTATATACACCACTAACACTATACGGTGCTAAATTTTTTGCCAATAAAATATCTCTAAACGAAGAGGATGAAGCAAATGATAATGTACTATTTGACATATTTTTTTTCTTTTATTATAAATAGATTAATAACCCATTTTAAGTTACTCAACTCCATGGATTACCAACTTTATCATTTTTACCTGAATTCATTCCAAAATTAGAATTTGTAAAAGTTTCTTTAATTGATTGAGCAACTGCTTGAGAAACATCTGTATTATTTTTAAACGCTTCTACAATTGTTTTTCCATCAATATTTACCGGAGCAGTTACTGTAATATTATGAGTTAATGTTACATTAACATTTGATGGATTATTTGATGTTTGAGAGTTATTTGTAGTATTGTTACCTTTTGGTATACTAGAATTTGTTGGAGTGTTTCCTATTGGGGTTCCCGTACTAATACTATTAATCACCTTGAATAGGGGTACCTCATCTTTTAGTTTAGCCATTTGTTCATTAACATTTTCAAAAGCTGTATGTAATTCATTAATAAATTTATTTTTAAATTTACTCAAAACATCACTTAAACTAGCCCCTGAACTTAAATCATTTATAATTTCATCAGCACCTTTTCCAATATTTTTCGCCGATAAATTTTTACCAGGGACTTCACCTAAAGCCTCACCAATTTTTCTACCACCTTTTAATAATTGACTACTTAGATTACTCGTAGCTAACCCTAAACCTGTTCTATCACCTAAACTGTTAATTGCTGCAGTAACATCTTGTATTGCTGATAATTGGTCTTTAGCCAATTCCTCCATCGATTTTGGTGCTGTGTTAGCCATTTTTTCAAGAGCGGCAACATCATCTTTATTTAATTCAGAAACAGCCTTTTCTTGAGAAGTACCTTCTTTATCAGTAAATTTAACCATATATTCACCACCCGTACCCATTTCTGCCATATTGGCAATCATTTTCTTTTGGTCTTCAGTTGCTGATGGAAAAGATATTTCTTTCATTTTTTTATCTAAATCAGCACTACCTAAGGCCATTTTGGTAAGTTGGTCGTAACCTATACCCATCGCACTTGAAATTTCTCTCAGTTGTCGTTTTGCCCCCGGCATAATTTCAAAATGTCCGTCTTTTCCAAGTTGAACAAATTGTTTGCTCATTTCAGCAATTTGATTCTGTAATTCAGCCGGGTCATTTTGAGATAAATCCATTAATTTTAATGGGTCAAGTAATGAACTTTGAGAAACACCTAATCTTTGCATCGCAGCAGCAATTTCAATAGCCCCCTCAGGATTAAACACTTTTTCAGCAAACCCTAATGTTTGAGACATATCAATTCTTAACGATGTCGCTTGTGCCGCCATTTTAGCCAAACCATCAACACCACCTTCAAAATTATATTTGTTAAGAGCATTCATATTTTTTAAAACCGTTTCAGAAACTGCTACAGCACTTACACCAGATTCTCGAGCAACATTAACCACTTTTAACATTTCATTTGTCGCCTTTGCGGATGATATACCCGCATCTGCCATATTACTAACAATCTCTTTAACAGATTGTCCCGTAACCTTCATCGTAGCATATAAATCTTCAGTTGTTTTATTAGATAAAATAACATTTCTACCTAACGCTAAGGAAGCTTCTTGTTGTGTTTTAAGAACATCCGCAATATCACCACCTAGTTTTCTAACATCAGTAACTGATTCTGCCATACTTTTACGCAAAATGTCGGACATAGCTTGACCTTGTCCAAACTGATGTAACATTTGACTAGCAGCAGCATCAAGTGTTAATACAACTTTAGCAATTGCTTCAGGACTAATATTAGAATATAAAGTTTCCCCTAATCCTCTCGATTTATCTGCGGGTGTTGTTGGGTCTATTGGGGTCGGCATAATTAAATGTATTTATAAATAAATACACCAAACATAGTTTTTAAATTACTAGTCTGGTGTGTTATTATCGATTAATCGGTTTATTAAATATTTTCGAACATATGTTGGCATCAAATGAAAATCCGAATATGAAACGTGTATTGATTGAGACAAATACAAGTATTCCTCAATCAATAATTGTCGGTGATTAGAAGAAAGGTCGAAAAAACTCCACCCCAAAGGCAATCTCGAAAGATACCAATTCTCCTGATGGGGCGATTACACTTCTTTTTAAATCCAATGACGGTTCATTTTCTTTTAAAAACTTTCTTATGTATTTTGAATCCATAATTGGTAAGGAATCAATAAATAAACTTATTTTTGTTCTATCAGTATTACCATCAATTTCAACAATATGTTTTAATAATTTCCAAGTAATTCTTGGCACTTGATGACCAACGGGATATTGTTCAGCCATTTTATCTAAATCAATTGTATCATTAAAAGTTGTTGGTTTTAATTTTACTGTAACACCAGTTTTTGGTAATTTAGTGGTAAATGTACCATCTTCATCCGGTTTAACATTCGTTTTTCTAAAATTTAACTCATCTAAAGTAATTGTACCAACAAATGGTTTATCAGTTCCTGGGTCAATTAAATTAAGACTATATTCTGAACCAAAAGAAGTATTTCTTAAAAAGATTAATATTGCCTCAACATCACCATCTAAAAGTTCTTCAGGACGTAAGTCGTGTTCGTACATTTTATTTCTCAATAATTTTAAAATAATGTTTTCACTACTACGACCAGCACCAATTAAATAATTTTCATCATTTGCTGTTAAATAACCAATTTTAACCGCTTTCTTTTTTGATTTATAAAAAACCCCATCTGTCGGTAATTGAACCATATCGTGTGGTAAGCTGAAATTTTGTGTTCCAGCATCTATTAAACTTTGTTCCATATAATTTTGTTTTTATTATAAATAATACGATATATTTTTTTAATATAAATAAAATACCCCCACATAATTAAATGTAGGGGTATTTTATTTTAATTTTTATAAATTAATAAACTAATACACATCTATCCATACGAATAGTTGTTGAAATTGTTGCTAATTGGTCTGAACTATACTGTAAAGCGTCAAAATTAACATCACTTAACCAAGAACCTTCTAAAATCCATTTTTCCACAACAACACCTGTTGGGTCTAACATCTCAAGGTCAATATTTTTTTTGTATCCCGCAGCATACCCCATACGACCTGTAACAGACTCAGCACATAAACGAACCCACTCCATAAGAGCTTGTGACGCTGAAGGTCCAATTGGGTCACGGAATTTAACATTCATAGTACCCCAAGTAAATCTACCAGCAACATAAGTTGAAGTATTTAAAAAAGGTATTTCAACGTCTTTGATTGTTATGTGTGGTCTAGCGGCAGATTCTACGAACCATTCGTTAATCCCTAATGTAGAAGGGAATCGTACAATAAACCTATTTTGTCTTTTCGGTTCATACGGTATGGGCATTTTCATTAATAAATCAGCCATTTTCTATTTGTTTTTTTAATTTTTATTTTTTATCTTGTTTATTATAAATATTACCTATTTAATTTTTTTTACTTGACTTTTAGAATTAAAATATCTATCATTCTAGAAATCCTAGTTTTTATATTAATAGTTTATTTAATAATTTTTATTTAATAATTTTTATTTAATAATTTTTATTTAATAATTTTTATTTAATAATTTTTATTTAATAATTTTTATTTAATAATTTTTATTTATAAATATTTTAATATTCTTTTTTAATTCCTCCAGCGGTTGAATATGTTTTAATAATATTTTCTGGGTCTTGTTCAAAATGTTTTTTCACTACATCCACATTTTTTAAGTCGTCATCTGAAAAACCTATTTTAGGTACAAAATAATTATTTATTTTATTTTTTAAAAATGCTTCTTTTTGAATATAGTTAGATATATCTTTAACATACTCAACAAACTCATCTAATGCTTTGATTTTACCTTGTTCAGGATTTGTTGCGGAACCTTCTCCATAAGTTACAGGATAAAAACGACATAAATCTAAATATTCTCTAATCATTTCTCTTTTAGATGTGTTTTCTTCATCCGTTAAATCTCTATATTTTTCTAAATTTCTAACTAATTCATTAGAATTAATACCGTTGAAATTAGATACAATATAATTGTAACAAGCCTCTTTTAAAACTGAAGGTGTATGCCCTCTTGCTGTTACGATTGAGAATATTGAACCATTATTAATTGCTTCAACAAAATCCGGCCAAGCAGGACCTGGTTTTGCGGTCATTGAATCAACAATAAATTGTTTATCACCTTTAGTTCCAAACCATCTAAAAGGGTCGTTAGAGAACCCAACAATAGTGTGTCCTTCAAACTCAACTGGTTCTTTACCAATTTCTTCTCGATATGTTGCAAAATCTTCAGTTGACATTCCAACCTCATCACCATCTTCATCTTTTAATATTATCTTTGTCGGCATAGAAACAATATTATCGTCCCAATCAAAAGCGTAATACTTTTCATCCGGAGCACCTGTTTCGTCAATACCCTCTACAATTCTATTTTTTAACATAATTTTTAATTAAGGCTTAATTATGACCCACTATTACAATGGGTCATAATTTTTTTATTATATATTTTCAAAAGAAGCTCCGGTTGGAGTAATATAGAACGTAATGTCTATAAATTCTAATGATTTGGTTGGTTTGATATAAATCTTACCAGTCATTTGATTTCTATCTAAATCAGCAGTGTCTGAAGATACTGTAACTCGGAAATCATATAAACCTCTATCTCTTCTGATAGCGTCCAAGATAGGATTAACAGCATCTAAGAAATCTTGTCTTACTTTTTGGTCGTTTTGTTCAAACAATAATCTTACAGATACTGCTGAAATCAATTTACGAGCTTGAAGTAATAATCTTCTCACATTTATTCTATCAAGAGCGGATTGTGCTACTTGAAGAGTTTTATTACCCCAAATTACGGTACCAACATCAGAAAAAGTGGCGATTGGGTTGATACGACCTTGATAAAGGACATCTCTATCTTCTTGAGTAAGTTTCTTTCTCGCTTTGATAGCATTTACAATACCTCTTGTATAACCTGCTGCCGCGAACCAAGGGAACGCAATGTTATCGGTTAATGCCAAGTTTCTTACAACTTCTGCCGTTGGTGGTAAATAGATTTGTGTATTATTAACACTATCTCTAGTTAATACCCAAGGATAATAAGTTGCTGTATAATTAGAATCTACACCACTATCGTCCAAAACATTAACAGCTTCTTGAGGGTAAATTAAACCAGCGGTATCAGGTGTTGGTAAAAATAAATTACTATCAGCAGTCGTACAAATGTATAATGAATCAGCTCTATTGAACTCAATCATTTCAATTGCATCCCCAACTAAATCAGAATTATTAGTATAATCAATACCTGGTGTAACAAATAAATTAATATTAACTGCTTCAGGATTTGAGAATGTTTGTTGTCCTAATAAATAAGCGTAGTAATCAGAGTTACCCCAATCAACAGTATTATTTCCAACTTTAATTTGTTTAAATGCTCCCCAACCTGTTGCTGTAGGATATTTAATGTCCTGACAAGCACCGTTTAAGTAACCTCTTCTACCTAACTTAAATGTGTCGGTATTTGTTCTTGATTCTCTATAGATATCCCAACCATCAAAACCTCCTTGAACTAATACTGAGAACTTACGAGAATATATTCTGTAATAAGGACTTGTTTCGTCTGAAGGGTCTGTTGTGAATGTAGCGTCACCAACATAATATGCTGAAGTTCCACTAGTTGTATAACTATTAGAAATTGTTATACCACTTGCGTTTTTATCCATATGATAACCTTTAGTTAATGTTATCCATTCAGCAGCATCACTATCAATACATAAATTTAAAGGTCTTTGTTTTCCTTTATATTGGAAGAAATCAACGTCAAAACCAGCACCATTTCCTGTAGAAATACCTAAATATGTTTTACGAACATTATCACCCGGACTTAAAGTTGAGTTGTTACTTCCTGAACTTAATCCAAATGGTGGGTCAAAAACCACTTCTCCCGGATAATCGTATTTAGTTTTATAAATTGGAAATGGGGAATTTGATGAACCATATTGTCTAAATTTAAATCCTTGAAAACCACAAGGTAATGTATCAATAGGTGCATCTTCATTCATTTCTACCATTATGTATTTTGAATTTAATGCGTATTCACCATCTGTTGTTCCAATTTTTTGTCCCACAAATGAATTACTATTAGAATCCATAGTACAATTAGTAAATTTCTCAATTACTACCGGATTATTATCGGTATCATAAAAATCTCTAACTAACACGTCAAATGTTAAATTATTAAAAGACATATTAGATATTGATATTTTAACTTCCGTATTTGCACCATTACCGTCAGAAATGGTTGTAAATCTAAATAAGTTATATACTTTACTACCTCTAACTTCAGAAACAATCCACGGTGAAACCGGTGTTTGATATTTTTCTAAGTAATATGCTATAGATGACGAGGAATTAACATTTGAATTAGCTCTAGGTAATGATAGTAAGTCACAACTTAAACCTTTAATATATCCTTTATTATAACCGTAGTTCAATAATGTTTGAAATTTTTCCTCAACAAATAATGGTACTGTTGTTCTTGGTTTAGAGAAATTAGAAGAACCAAACACTTTTGGTAAGTATTTAGAATCCGATTCACTAAATGATGTTTCAAAGAAGAAACTATTACCATCTTTATCTATAACATTAAGACCAAATTCCGCAAATGGGTTTTTAGCAATGTTTGAATATGTTGAAGTAACACAATCAATAGTAACATCTGTTAATCCTGTAACTTCATAAGCAGGACCATTACTATCAGTACTATATGTTGCAATACCTCTTGAACGAAGTGTTGCAATAACCATATCGTCAAAATCAGTATAAGAGACACCTGAATAAACATAAATTTTACCACTAACCGTACCACTATAACAAGTAGTTATTGTTCCGGTATTATGAGAACCTGTATGACCTGTTGTCGCTGGATTACAAGGATTATCAACCGTAACATTAACGGTCCAATTATTCGTTGTTCCACTATCTTGGGACACTAAAACATATTGTTTAGTTCCCGCTGAAAAGTTTTGAGTACTACCTGAACTTTGTTGTGTAACACCACTAACCTTAACATTTGTTGTACAAGCACTAAACATAACTGTTAATGCCGTTAAACCAGATGTTGGTGTTCCTGATGGTAACACAACATCAATAGTATTAGTATTATAGTTTATACTACCTACAGTATTTGATACCGTTGCAGAACTAACTGATAATGAATAGAATGTTGCACAGTTTGAAGATGTTGAAGTTTGAGTTAAATCACTAACAACATTATAAAATGAAAAACCACTATATGAACCATTAGTATTATCAAATAAAGAGTAATACCAAGGGTCATTATTTGCATCAGTATAGTCCGCATTTGTTGAACTTACACTATCAACACCATAAACATTAGTTTCACTTGTGTATGTAGTACTTAATGTGTTATAATCAGAACCTGAAATTGTCCCGTAGTAGTTAATTGATGTTGCTGAAGTACTTGGAATACTAATAATATTAAATAATTGTGTTTTAATATTATCAGATATTGTTGAGGTACTTCCATTAAATGTTTCGTAAGTATCATTTAAATTACTTGATATATAACTAGTTACCCCCGATAATCCAATCGTATTTATATTACTGTTACATCCTGTGAAAGTAAATGTAAATGGTGTTATAGTATAACCCGTACATACATCCGCACATAATGTTACATCATATGTTGTTCCAGAACACTTAAACCCTACTGTTGATTTATCAACATTAGCGATTGTTTTAAAAGACCAAGATGGTCCTGCATCATATCCTGATAACCCCAAAATTCTCGTAACAAACAATTGATTAGATTGTTGTAAGTAAGCCTTTGCGATATATGATGCTTCATACTTCGGTATTTGTGTATTGATAAACTTCTCAGGGGATGTTCCCCCAAAAAAAGTTGAGAATTCATCGAAGTTACGTATAAAGATTGGTTCAAAAGCGGGACCTTTTTGTGTCTCACCAACGATACCTAATGTGGTTACACCCACACTTTGTGCTACGAAACTTAAATCAACTTCGGAAGTATATACCCCGGGAGATACGAATACTTTGCTGTTTGTTGCCATTAGTTTGTCTTGTTTATAATTTTATTTATATATAAATATTAAAAAAAAACCAAAATACTTTACTTCGTAGCAACTATTTATATTTTAGGGAGATTATTTTCTACCTTTTTTCTACTTATGGATAAAGACATCAAAAAGATTAAAAATTTAAAGATATCGGTGGAATCACACGAGATTCTTAAAAACTACTGCGAAAAGAAGGGAATTAAAATGTATCGTTTTTTAGAACGACTAATTGTTGAAAAATGCAAACCAACAAAGGATATCTATGGTGAGGATTAAAATATCTTATCAATAAACTGAATTGTAGATTCTAATAGGTTATCATTTTTAACAATATCTAACCTTAGAACATCACCAGAGTTAATTTGTATTAAAATCAAATCGGTCCCATAATAATCATCGTTGATATAAACATCAAACGAACTTATATTAACTATTTCACCAATTTTAATATCAACAACATAACTAAACAGTTGTGTTAGAGTTGTATTACCAACTAAAAACAACGCTTGATTTCCAGGACCTTCTTCAATAGGTTTTTTCTTATTACGTCTTGTCGTCTTTTTTTCAATCTCAACAACCTGTAATACCCTTGTTATTGCCGGAGAAACCTCAAATTCGTCTTCATCAATTAAAAACCCCAACATAGTAAATTCATATGTTTGAATGTAATACTTTCTTTTTTCAACATCAAATACCGATTCGTCAGCAATATTACCCATAACAATAGGAATATAATGACCCTTAATTACCGCATATGCCTGTCTTGATGCAAACTTCTCAAGAATAATTTGATTAAGTTTATTTAATTCTCTCATTCTATTACAAATAATTTTAACAGAATAGGTAATATCTACCGGAACCGGTTGAGGTATAGTATAAACATCCATACCATTTCTTTGTCCGTCAAATGTTGGAACTTGAGCGTAAAAATATTGTCTTCTATTTGGTATGTTATATAAAACTGCCGGATTAGTCCCAAATTTAACTTCAGGCGTTCTAACAACAGTTATAAATGGGGGTTCAGCGTTTTTATCTATATTTTGGAAATTCCAAGTTTCAGTGAATTGAGCCCAATTCTGAGTGGTAATTAAAATATCTACCGTTGGAATAGTTTTACCTTCAACAACAACTTTTAAATCGTCTTTAACAAAATCTAAAAAACCTCTATCTAAGTCGGCATGCAATAAAGATTTGGGAAGATAAGTTCCGTCTTTATTGATTTTATCCAAAAGTTCGTGTCTTCTTGGTAAAAGAGTTTTGGACTCCGTTAGTGGTATATTTTTTTTTATTTTGTTTGGTAAACCCATTTTATTGTTTTATTATTCTATTGTTACGGTATTAACCGGTAATCCAAATTTATCTTCAAATGATTTTTTCATTGGTTCCTTCCAATTATTGCCAAACATACTAGTTAATCTTTGCCAATCGTATCCATTAACCTCTAAAATTGGTGCAGAATCTTTAAAAAATTTACTACCAATATCATTACCGTAATATTCTTTTTCAAAATAACTAAATATTAAATTTTCATTATAATCGTAGAAATCTGTTACATATGCGTTTTCAATCTCCGACATTTCTTCATCGTCCCAAACTTCAGGGTGTTTTAAAGTAAGTTCGGAAACATCATACATATTATCGATATAATTATATATTGCGTCAAATAACCTACTCTCTGTTATTACTACTTTCATTATAATCCTCTAAATTCGTTATTTGTAACCGGAGATGCCATAATAGTTCTATAGAACGGTTTATAACCCCCAATTGTATGTTTATTGTCTGATGTTACCCTTCCATCGTTATTAACAGTGTAATACCTCACTTTATCTTCAGTTTCGTAGTATCCAATGTAATCACCATAACTAATATCAATTTCCAATTCTTCCAAATCTCTTTGATAGACAGATACTTTCATATTACCCGGTTCCATTTGGTCAATTTTAGATGTTCCTAAATATTTGTTCTCAGGAGCCATAATTTGAACATATCCTTTAAATTCAACCGGTGGTAAAAACTTGATACCATCCACGGATGTCTCACCATACACGTCATCAGCTTTTGTCTTATATCTATCAACACGGTATAGAACTAATGTAAAGTTCATATCATTATGCAACCATTCAGAACCAAAATCTTGTTCTAATGTAAAATCCTCGGCTCCGAAGAACTTTCCTATTCTTGTAATTGGTACTTTATTATTCATAATTAAATTTTTCACTTCTTGTTCCGGAGTTATTAATAATCACCCTTAATCCAAAATAATTTTGAATATCTTTTATTATTTGGTAATTCCACTCATTTCGTACAACATTTTTAGTAACAACATAACTTAAATATTTACTACCATCAGGAACAATATACATTATACTCATATAATATTCGTCTTTATCACCTGTTGGTCTTAATTCAAACTCAATATCCGAAACGCCACTTGGTTTAGTTATATCTAAATACCTTTTAATTATCTTATAATCTCGGTCAAAGTTTATTGGTTCATTATTCATATTGATAAATATTGAGAAATGTGTTATATTTCTATAAAAAGATTAAATTTGGAAAACAACACATCCGATAATTCTAATTTAACAATAGAACAACGAGCAATATCTCTTCTTGGAACTTATCAGGGAGCAAACAACCACATCTTAAAATTAAAATTTCAAAAGGAATCAAATAAACGATTTTTTCCTACAAGAGCTCAATGCGATTACATAATAAATTATTACGAAGTTACACCAAAGGTAGCCAAACGATGGGTTGATTTAGACCCCTACTTTGCCAAAAAAATTGCCGACGAAAAATTATTACTTAAAATCCCCGAACAGGTATGGGTAGAAAAGCTATTAGTTGAGAAAGAAAAATCCTACCACGTTTGGGGAAAAATATTGGAGAACGAAACTATCCACGATTTTTGGTTACCGAAAGGTGCTTTGATTAAAACACACACAATTAAGAATATTGTTGTGGATTATTCAAAATACTCTCATAGACCACCATTAGAACATCAAAAAGAAGCTATCGAAAAACTTGCCGGGTCTAAAAGATTCATCCTTGCCGATGATATGGGATTAGGTAAGACCACATCAACAATTATCGCCGCTTTAGAAACGGGTGCCAAAAAAATACTTATTATTTGTCCGGCATCTTTAAAAATTAACTGGCAAAGAGAGATTGAAAACTATTCTGATAGGAGTGTTTATATTTCTGAGGGTAAAAATTTCTCAATTGAGCATGATTTTGTAATTGTTAATTACGATATTCTTAAAAACTTCTATGACCTCAAAAATAAGGAAAACTCTTTAATCACACAAGGAAATTTTGATTTAATTATCTTAGATGAAGCTCATTATGTTAGTAACGGACAAGCGGCGAGAACAAAGTTGGTTAATAGTTTTTCTAAAAAATGTGAAAGAGTTTGGTTATTAACCGGAACACCTATGACTAACCGTCCGATGAATTATTTTAACCTATTATCGTTGGTTGAAAGTCCGGTAAGTAATAATTGGATGGCCTATGCCATTAGATATTGTCAAGGTTATCAATTTACTGCGGGAACTCGTAAAATATGGAATGTTACTGGAGCATCAAACTTAGAAGAATTGAGAGACCGAACATCAAGACAAGTTTTACGTAGATTGAAAACGGAAGTTTTAGATTTACCCGAAAAAATTATTACACCGGTTTATTTAAGATTAAAATCAAAACTTTATGAAGGATTGATGGGGGAATACTACGATTGGTATAATAAGAACCCCGATGAATCAACATCTCTAACGGTTCAGTTCAGTAAGTTAATGAAGGTTCGTCAAGTGATTGCCGAAGAAAAAATTAAAGATACGATAGAATTAGCTGAAAATATTTTGGAACAAGACAAAAAAGTTATTATCTTTACCAACTTTACCGAAACATTAAACAGAATTGCCGACCATTTTGGAAAACAAGCCGTAAGATTAGATGGTTCAACATCAAAACCTCAAAGACAATATGCTGTGGACCAATTTCAAGATAACGAAAAGATTAAAGTATTTGTTGGTAATGTAAAGGCCGCAGGTGTTGGTATCACTCTAACCGCAGCTGAAGCCGTAATTATTAATGACCTATCATTTGTCCCTGGTGATTTAGCCCAAGCAGAAGATAGAGCGTACAGATACGGACAAAAAAATTCAGTATCCGTTTATTACCCAATTTTTGATAACAGTGTCGAAGCAATCATTTACGATATGGTAAATCAAAAGAAATTAAATATTGGAACTGTAATGGGGGATAATATTGAAGATAAAGGTGATTTTATTGGAGAACTTATGAACAAGATAAACAATCGGGGATAGCTCGGTTGTTTAATTAAAACAAGCCTATTATGATAAATAATGAAAACAAAGTTTCTTTAGTACTTATTCAAACTAAAGCAGAAAAGTGTCTTCCAATTCAAATTGAAGAAATTAGACAACTTTTTAACACAAACCCCCGAGTTAAAGAAATCTTTAAAAACTCAATTAATAATGTTTTAAGAGAAGTATTCTCAGAAAACTACTACATAAAAGGAGGTTATTCCGAAGGTGAATCATATGGTATATACGACTTAGAACAACCCGGTCGTTCCGTTATCAACAAATTAAACACAAACTATAGTTGTTTCTGTGTTCTTCTTAGAGATGTTAATAAAGTCCTGTCGTCTATGCAACATCCAATAATTGTTTTCAAATTTCAAACAGCTCTATCTCAAATAAATGAAGTTAAAAAATTTATAAACATAATCGAACAATATAAAGACCGAATCTTTAACACCAACTCCTCAACATTCCAATCACTTATGATGGTGTTAGGCCAAACCCACGCGTGGGGTCAAAAAAGAGAAGACACAACAGTTGAAATTCTTAAAAAACAATTCGGTGTTAATAATGTTATCCCTATCGGTAAATTAGGTAGTAGTGATGATATGATTGGTGGAATTGATTGTGAAATAATTATTAATGATGAACGTAAAACAGCTCAAATCAAACCATTCACCCATTTAATCGGAGAACAAAATTTAACATTTGTTATGGGTGCCGGTAATGTTAAAAAATATAAAACCGATTGGTTAATCTTCTCAAAAAATAATAAAGAAATTTTGGTGTTTGATAATAAAAATTCAACAATTATTGACGGTAATTTTGTTTTTAACAAAGAGAATTTAATTTATACTCTTAGCTGATATTTATATAGAAACACAAATCTATATGGCTGGAATTGCAGAACCGGAAAGAACCCAACTTTACACAAGAATCAAACACTTATTGGGAGCACCACTTCGTTCAATTGAAATCGAAGACGAAATGATGGATAGTTTAATGGAATTATCAATTAGTGATTATTCACAATATATTCAAGATTGGTTAATTGAATCTCAATGGACATCATTAGCAAATTTAAATTTAGATACACAATCATTATCACGAGCATTCATCACCAAAAGTTTGGATTATGAAACTCGTTATACTTACGCCTACTCCAAAATTGTTGGACTACAAGCGGGGGGTGATTGGGAACTTAAAAAAGATTTTGTTGAGTTAGTTCCTAACCAACAAATTTACGAAATTCCCGCTAATAGAGAAATTAATGAAGTAATGTGGTATACACCCGCAGAACTTAATAGTATATTACTAGACCCTTGGTCATTTGGTTCCTTAGGTGCAGCCGGATTAGGTGGTCCTGGGGGTTTTTCACAAATGGGTATGTCAGGGTCGATGTTTATGATGCCAGCTTTTGATATGTTATTAAGATTACAAGAGAATAACATACAAAGAAGAATTATTGCCGGAGATTTAACTTATAAAATCACCGCTTTACCTGAAGGAAAAAAGGCTCTACATTTAATGCAAACACCGGGGGGTAAATTTGATTTTGGTCAAGCAACTATGAAGAGGGGGCGTGTTTGGTACTGGTATTATGATGCTGGACCTGCTGATAGAGATAAATGTTTAAAATCAAATCCGGATATCATTAAATTACCTTCAGATGTTCCTTTGGAAGGAATTGATTGGGTCGATTTAAATAATCCTGCTCAAGTTTGGGTTCGTCGTTGGTTTACGGCATACGTGAAGGAAACATTATCAAGAGTTCGTGGTAAATTTAGTGGGAATATCAAAACACCGGATAGTGAATTAACAATGGATTATCTATCGTTATCGACTGAAGCTAAAGACGAAAAAACAAAGTTAATTGAAGAGTTAATTGGTACTGAAGGTAGATTAACAAGACTTAAACCTGAACGAGTTATGGAGAGAGAGGCCAAAATTGCAACTGACCTTAACACTAGTTTGAGATTTAGAGCAATGCCAAGACAAATATACGTAATTTAATTTATATGACTTTTATAACAAGAACAAAAATTGGAAACAAATTATTCGGTTCAATGTCGAACCTACCAAATAAACCGGCAATTCAAATAATTACAATCCCGGAACATAGAACAATTGGTGAAGAATTCATCTTAGTTAAAGATGTTCCTAATTGTAAAATTATTTTAGACCAAAATACTACAGAACATATTGTAATTAAAACTTTAACAAAAGTAATGATTTTACCTATGATGGGTCTAATTGACGAACAATATGACGAAATATTTATTGACCGAGGTGCCGCGGTTGAATTTTTTAGAGTTGAGGGTAACTGGTACATTATTAGTTCTGATGGTTTAAAATTAGAATAAAAAAAGGTGTCTAACGACACCTTTTCTGTTTATAATATTTTACTTCCCTTACTTAAATTATCAAAAGCCCATAATGGTTGAAGGTTTGTATAATGACAAAGTTTATATAGTTCTTCTTCGGTGTTTGCCGATGATAAAGGGATTATGTGGTCGATATGAATGTGTTGTCCCATTAACTTCCAAGACATTCCTTCTGTAAATTTTTGTTCTAAATACTCTTTAAGGAATTCCGGAGAACAACCAACAATATCAAATGTTTTGTTTTTTTTAGTAACATTATTTGATTTTAAAAAAGTATTTAATCTTCGTCTAATATTTTCCGATAATCTATAAGTCGGATGTTCTAACCTTTGTTTTTTTCTATAATCATTAATTCGACATTTGTTAGATTTTAACCATAATTTACGTCTATTAGATTCTTTCTCGACATTATTTAACCTATAAGTTTTTTGAAGGTCTTTACATTTTTCTTTATTATTTTCCCAATATTCTTTATGTCTATTTGTTATTGTTTCTTTATTATTTTCCCAATATAATTTATTTTTATTTAGTATTATTTCTTTATTTAAATCATAATAAGATTTATCTCTAAGTAATTTACAACTTTTACATTCGGGTCTGCCGGTATAAAACATATTAATATCTTTTTCTTCTTTACACTTACTACAAATTTTTGTTTTCATAATATTCTTTAACTAGTTTTTCTATAATTCGGGAAGGCATTATTTTATCTTTTTTAATTTGATTATAAAGTTCTCGGTCAATTGTTATACCAATTTTAATCTTTTTATCTTTCTCTTCTTTTTTAGGTCGTCCCATATATATAAATATCTTATTTTATGTAAAAGTCAGGTTTTTATTCTTAATTTTTAGTTAATATGTTCTTCCCATCCCGGTTCTGCTAAATCATAAATATAATCAGGACTAACCCCGACTTTATCCCAAAATTTTAACTCTAAATCGGTTATCGTTAATAAATCCTCAATTTTATCTTGGTCAACATCTTTATTTGGAACCCCACTAACTAATTCACACTGAGTTTTAGTGAAAAACCCTCTCTCTTCTGGATTGGCAATTAACAAACTTTCTCGTAACTCCTTGTTAAAAACAATCAATAATGGTTCAACTTTTTTATTAAATGTTGTGATTGCTCTTGCAACATTATACTCACCTATTAACTCGGGATTATTTTCAATTTCAGTTTGGTCTAACAGATAACAATTAAGTTGTATTGTTGAGGTAGTTTTATTTTCAGGTTCCATCCCATTCACGGATGTAAATAAATCTAACTCTTTTTTAGTGTAATTGTTTTTTGTTATTTTTTGAACGTCTCCGTGAGAGGCTTTAGTTCCATTATTAACATAACTAATAACATCACCTAATGATACTTTTAAGTTGTGTTTAATTACCAATTCCATATGACTCATCCTCGACATTAACGAACCCGCCTTAGTTTTCATACCACATCTTTTTTTATAATCGTCAATAGATAATTTAACTCTCGCTCTTTGAGCAATTTGTTTCAATGGGATTTGTTGGTTATATATTCTTTGGTGATATTCAAAATACCACTCAATAAATTCTTGTCCTTTTCCCTCCAATAATAATCTCACGCCTTTATCTAAAAATACCTCAATATATAGTGGTAATTTTTTAGATTTAATTGAGTTCCCGGTTAATTTAATCTTACCGTTGGACTCCATCGTGGCGTAATTTTTTCTACTTAAATTAATACAAGAATCCCAAGTCCCATCACAATCTAAACCCATAGAATTTTTCATAAATAAATCGTTATATTCTGCGGTGTCGGCATAATAACCCCTATATTCTTTACCCTCTTTAACCAACCAATTTAAACCTTTTCCAATATAGACTCTATCCTCAACACCTTCTTTCGGTAAACTAAAGTTAACCCCATCAGTATCGAGAACTAAAGGAGTATAACCCCTTTTAACAAAGTATTTAACCATCTGACGAAGATATTGTCTTCCGGTACAAGTAATTCTCTCACCACTATTCATTTCCCCCCATTCATATACGTGAGGAGCGCTTAAACCACCAAATAAAGAGTTAATGAAAATCTTCAGAGGGAGTTGTTTACGGTCATACGATAAAGATTTCTTTGGGTTAATAGTTTTATATTCGGATGATAAATTTTTATACATAATACGAGCATTACGAAAGTAATCCAACATCCCTTTCATTCCCCCCATTACATCGCATTTAGGAAACACGTCGTGAGTTAGTTGAATAGATGGATATAAAGAAGAATAATCGAGTTTTAATACATCAGTAGAGTAACCCACCTTAAGTAGTCTTGAAAGTCCCCCTACGAAGTCAGTCTTCTCTTCTTTTTGAGGTATAGCTAAATTATGTTTATATGAAAACGCCAACATTATCATTCTCCAAATCGTTGCCGTTCCCATTGTGGAAACTCTCTCGTATGTTGTTGGTACCATTGACGCAAGTAGAAACGTTCCTTGATTGAACTCATCATCCACTGTTAGGGTTTCTTCTAAATCGTCATCAAGATATCTCTCAACAACATTATCACCGGTTACTTTAATGTATTTACCAGGGAATCTTGTATCTAAGTTATTGAAATCTGGATTATCGGCTTTCTTATATTTCCCATTCTCAACATTTAACCAATATTCTTCTTTTTTGGCATACATTGGACCAATCTCTAAGTGGTCGATATAAACTCGGTCGGGAGCTTCGGCTTTAATGTATTGGGTGATGTATTTAAGACCTGCTGATTTAATACTTGAATTAATTGCTTGGGCTCTACGAACTGAGTGGATAATATCAATAATATTGTAACCCCACAATTGAGTTTGTGAGAATCTTTCCACCTCGTTAGCAAGTTTTAACATACCATCCTTTTGAGAGATAGGTCTTGCTGGATTTAGTGATTTAGCTATCTTTTTGATGTCTAAGTTAAGAGCTTTACATCTCTCGAATATCCAAAACCAGTCAAAGTTTGCTGAATTATACCCACCAATAATAGATGGTTTTAATTCATCAATAATATTAAAGAATTCTACTAAACCTCTTCTCTCTTGGTCTTCATCAGCACACTCAATAACTTTTTGGTATCCTTTATTGGTTTTAATTCCAATCATAAATATACGACCATCTTTAGGTTCTAAAGCGGTCGTCTCCAAGTCAAATCCGAGTCGGGTGATATCATTATACTCCTCAAACCCCTTAAATAACCTCTTTTCTCTCGAAATAAGGAATTGTTCGACTGGGGGAAGTACGGTAAGTTTTCCTTTTGTTTTTTCACCCCAAGGGTCAACACCACCCTCTTTGAAGAATTGGATAAGTGAACGGTAACCTTTCATTGATTTAACCATAAATTTGAGACCCTTTTCTAATCTCTCATTACCTTTGGTTTCTAACTTATCAATGACGATTCCATGTTTTTTCATTGCAACTCTTTGTTGGTCTTTAGATTTTGAATAAAAATTCAAATCTCTAAGGTCTCCAACCCAAGCAAATGCTGTAAATGTATCTTTTTTGATTATTTTTCCCTGACCAGGGATTTCTTTGATTTTGTAGATTGCGTCAGTTACGTAATCATACTCGATAGCAACTATGTGCTCTTCGGGGTCGTTTCCTTCTAGAAACGCCTTAATTTCTTCTTGTGTTACCATAATATATTTTTTTTGAGTGACATATTAGCACCGACATAAGTCAGGTTTGTCTTGTTTCTATAAATATATCGGAAATAATTGATTAAGTCAAATGGGTAAAAAAAACCTCCCTTTTTGGGGGAGGTATTATGTTAAATAAAATAAGTGGGGTCTTTATATATGAGTGTGTTGGTGTTTAAATTATATTGATAAATTAAAACTTGAGACCCGTTAATTACTGTAAAAATATTATAATAATTTAATAATGATACGTTAGTGGTGTAATTCCACGCATATTTAACATAACGGGTTACCCCTAAATAAGTACCATTATTTATAAAACCCGAAAAATCACAAGTTTGTGCCGATAATGACGGTATTATTGTGTAACTATCTCCCGACATCGGAATTGTATTATTAACTAGATTTGTTAATCTTAGAAATGACTGTTGATTAGCATTTACCTCTCCTGAGGTATATTTAACAAGTTTTACATATTGCGAAATTGGGTTTAATTTTTTTGCTCCAACATTACTATAAAAACTATATTGATTACCTGACCCAATTGAGTGACTATTAAGAATGGTAATCGCCGAATCCGCATAGTCTAAACAACCTAAATCACACGAATCAAAAGTAATACCTAAGGTCGTCAATGGCATAGTAATATTTAAAAAATAAAAATTACCAGTGATTCCTGTTGTTACAACACTTGATGTATGAATTGAATATTGTGCTTGATTACCTGTATCGGAGGCGCAAGTTCTGTTAGGGTCATTAGAAGGTATGATAGGAATAACCAAAGAGAAATAACGATAATAATTAATATTTGTGTTATCAAATGGTGTTCCTAACCCATAATTTAAAACATTAGTTAAATACGACTGATAATATAAATTTAAATCCGATAAATATTGGAATTCCATGTAAATATTTCCGGGACCTCCTACAGTAGCGTTTGTTTTATTAAAACTAATAAACCCACCTGGATTACTATCACAAATATATGGTTGTTGTGAACACGAAGTATTATCTACAGAGCAAACACCATAATTATTACAAGATGTTGAACCACTACTTAGTGTTGAATTAAACCCAATTTCACCATTAGGTGTTGAACAGTACCCATAAAATTCCGAATTTAATGACCCCGAGTTTATTGCGGAACTTTCGGTTAAATATTTATAAATATCACTACTTTGTAACACACTATTGGTGCAACCTGATAGATTTGCACTCAGTTTATATAGATTACAACCCAATGAAGTTATAGTCACACTTGAATCAATAAATCTATAAGGACTTAAAGAATCTAAACAAGTTTCACAGTTGAATGTGTTTAAACACTTAAAATATAATTCCCAATTGGTTCTACTTATAACTGGGTTAGGTGTTACTTCAATTGTTAAAAAATCGTTTTCGGTTCTCAATAATTTAGAGAGGTTTGTAACCTTTTTAAAAAATCCACCCCCAACTTTTATTGTTTTTGGTATAACAGAAACATTTAATTCTGTGTATTCTTGACCCACAGTATAATATTCTAAGACAATTGGTGTTGGGTAGTTATTTCCGTGAAAAGTTATTTTAATAGTGTCGCTAACTGAGTATGCTTGAAATTGCCACGCAAAATGATTTGAATTTATATCAAGGTCAAATCCCATAGATAATGGTTCGGGTGGTGTGTTAAACGCTGCGGTATTTGAAAAGTAATAATTATTATATCCAGAAAAAGAATATATAGGTTCTACTCTATTACCCGAACAAGTTGATGGAAATACCTCAACAGTTTGGTTTTCCAAACAATCGATATTTGCTTGAATAAATCCTGTTCCACCGGTTATTGAATAATTAATACCGTTAATTCGTATTTTTTGAATCATCGGTACATAATATCCGGGGAGTGATATTCTAACAAACGGATGTGTTTGTTGATAAGGACCAAAAACTGTTCCATAACCGGACGTAAAGGCTACGGTTGTGTTATTATCGGGGCCATACCAATCTATAATATAATCTGTGATGTTTCCGACAGAACTAATTAAGTTACCTGCAATAATTTGACTAATTGTTGTGGATGAAAAACCTGTTAATTGAATTCCGAATAAGTCACACAAATTGTTGGGTGAAAGTAAGAGTTCATAACAACAATTAGAGGTTGAATCTACAAACTTAATAGTCGTTGTTCCATCAGGAATATTAGTTAAAATAAACGGACAATTTGAATCTAATTGAGATAATGGTATGTTTGTTTGAAAAGGTGTTGAATAAGAGTCAGTATTGGAATAAATATTTAAATTACTCCCGGTTGGTAATACTCCAATATTTGTTAAACAAATTGATGATGAAAAAGGCATAAATTATTTTGTTTGTTTTGTTTATTTAGTTTAAATGGTTTGATAAACCTACTTGCCAGTATGTTTTACCATTTACAATAATCGTTTTATTATCACTACCATTAGGTGTTAAAATTTTATTAACTGTTGTTATAGCATTTACAGAATTACCATCCCACGATTCAATACCTAACTCAAAAGCAACATTATCTATTCTACAAGCAAAACCATATTGTCCTATATCTGTTAATGAACCTTCAACTTGACTTGAACCAGCAAAATTTAATCCAATTATTTTATAAGTACCATTAAAATCTGCGATAAGAACAGACCCTGAGTCACCGTGATATATTGGGTAATTACAAGTTTCACTTAATCTTGTGAAAACTATTAAATCGTTGAAAGTTACCGTTCTACCCACACCTTGTAGGGGGTACGCCCCAACATTTTGTGTTGCACCTAAAAGTTTTATTTTTATACCACAATTTCCGGTTTTTGCTCCCGTTGTTCTACCACTACTTAATATTGTTCTTGGTGTTACAATCAAACTATTTATTTCGTTTGTTGTTGCAAATGGCATAGGTTGTAAATAATTTATACCCAATTGTTTAAATGATTCAACATTACTAAGTGTGTTGGCACTTAATGAAACTAATGCCCCATCGACAGTATTTAACTGAGGTTGGCTTTTTATTGGTACATATCTAACAACTTCACCAATAACATTACCAATATTTGGTGTTGATGATTCACCATTTTGGTAAGCGATATCTTTATATTCATTCACAATAACACCGCTTAAATTTCTTTCGTTAGTGTATGACGCATCTTTAACAACAACGTGATTATTGGTTAAACCAACTAATTTTTGACTTTCACTATCAACAACGATTAGTCCCAAGGTACCAACGGTACCTAATTGATTCTGTGATGTTAATGATATTCCACCAACTAACGGTCTTAAAGTATTTCTATTTGATGGAGATACGGAACCCAAAGGAGACCAAGTATAACAACTTGGGTCAATTAAAGGGTCGTTACAAACAACAGAATCGGTCATAGTAACAACTTCACTAATTTCAATAATATCTGTTTTATAAACCACACCGTTAATATCAACTAATTTCGGTAAATGTTCCTCTAACGGAATTTCATTTAACGGTTTCTTTTTTGGAACGGTAAAAACAATTGATTTCTCAGATGTTTCAACACCTTGAACTGTTTTATAACCATATGCAACCCCCACATAATCAGGAGTATTTTGGTATAATTCACTTAATTTATTTTTTATCTCTTCTGTAAACATAATTCGTTATTTTTATATTATTCAATATTAACCCATATTGTGTATATTGTGTTATCCGGGGTTTGTGTTGGTGTTCTTGTCGGTGTGCTTGTTGGTCTTGGTGATGGATAGATAATTGGTTCGGATATTATATATGTGTATCCTGAAACACCACAATCAATACAACCAATTGGTGTGTTAGTTGGAGTCATAGTTGGTGTTGGTGTGTGTGTTGGTGTAACGGTATTTGTTGGTGTGATGGTATTTGTTGGTGTTGGTGTTGGTGTAGGTGTTGCACATACAATAGACATTTTAAGATTACAAACTTGACAATTTTCACCCTCATCTATAACAATAATACTTGGGTATTGAACTGAAACCGGTGTTTCGGGTATAAAAGTGGTACAACCTGTGTATCCCGTGGTTTGTACATAATAGGATTCACCCAAAATTAACCCAAAAGGTAATAAACCCGCTTTAAATTTTATATTTTCATTACAACAATCTTGAAAATAACCAACAATTGGTAATAATGGTGACGATGTTACTGTTGGTGTTGGAGTGTGGGTTGGAGTGCGTGTTGGTGTAACGGTATTAGTTGGTGTTGGTGTTGGTGTAAAACAGTTAATGGCCGATATACTAAAGTAATTATCCGTAGTTAAACATTCACAACCCATTGATGTTTGTGAAGGTGATACCCATTGAGTGTAATCACCAATAGGGTATTGAGAATCTATATATAATTTAGAACATTCTTCATTTGTTGACGTATTCTTAACAACCCAACAAATATTAACATTATCCCAATAAATTAAGGTTGGGTTGTTATCAATAGTTATGTTCCAAAATTTCTTACCATTTATTAACCCATTACCTTCAGTTGGAAAATATGTACCACATTTTGGGGTGATTATTAAACATAAATTGGTTGCTGGTGTTGTTGTCGGTGTGGTTGTTGGTGTTGGAGTGATTGTTGGACAATTCCCCGATATTGAATAACTACCAGTCCCTGACAAAATTAAAACACCATAATAACACTCACCACAAACTGTTACCTTATTTGTTGGTAACATATTAGTTCTATCTATCGAAACCGTTACCGATGTTTGTCCTCCACAAGGAATATAACTAAAATCTGTGTGACCACTACTTCCTAAACCACCATCTAACACATAACTTAAACAACCATTACATCTTGTAGGGGTTGGTGTCGGAGTTGGGATAGGATTACAAGGATAACGATTTAAACATTCGTTACAACCTTGGCCATATTCCATACCCGACCACGTATATGTTGGAATACTACCTTTTGGGGCATATCCTGTAATAGACATACATAAATTACTTGTCGTTAAAATTGTTGTGCCAACAGTAAATGTTAATGGTAATATTATAATACCTGAAATTCTACTACAACAAGATAACACATTATAAGCCAAATTCTTAACTCTTTTTGTTGGTGTCGGTGTTCTCGTTGTTGTCGGTGTTGGTGTATGACTACTTGTTGGTGTATGTGTTGGGGTTACAGTGTTTGTCGGTGTTATAGTTGGTGTTGCACTCGGAGTAACACCCAAACTAGTTGTTGGGGTCGGTGTTGGGGTTCTTGTTAATGGTATTACATAATATGATACCGTATTTGATGTAAATGAAGGACATTCACTACTATTTTGAGTTACATTAAAATATATTGTTGGGGGTAACGGATTTGGAATAGTAATACTTCTTGGTGACGAACAACCACCTGAGGTACTATTCCAATTAATGTTATCTGATGACCAATTAACTAAAATTGTACTACAAGGGTTAGTTATATTAAAATAAACTAAAAATGTGTTCCCACTACTATTTAAAACCGTACTTAATGTAGGTCCCACACAATTTTTTGTTGGACTTGGTGTTGGAGTATGTGTTGGTGTAACCGTAGGTGTTGGTGTAGGTGTTGTATTTATAACATTACACGGATATTTTGACGTACAATATTTACAATCTTTATAATATGATTGATTAAAAGAAACTGTTGTTTCACACTCTATAGTATTAAATTGTTGAATAACATAACATAATCCATCATCACCTAAGACACTATTACCTACAACAATGTTTAAATTTGTTGGGATATCAGACATACAACCTTCTTTACCATCACAACAACTTATAACAGTTGCGGTAACATATTTTGGTCTTGGTCTTGGTGGTATTGGTTCGATAACTATTGGTCTATCTATTATAGTAACATTATCGTATTGAGAATCACTATTGGTGGTTAATACCACATCAGAGAATAATGTGTATAAATTTAATCTATCAAAATCGTCCTCAATAATTAGTTCCGTAATACCTTCTTTACTACCGGTATAAATTGTCACTGAAGTGTTAATAATAACCGGGTCACCTGTTGTTACACCTAAAACATTTTTAAATGTAACAGTAACATCCGTATCCACCGGATATCTTGATGTTGCCGTATATAACGCACCTATCGACCCCGGATAATACTGGGGAACAATGTTTATCGTATTCTCATTTGGGTTATCAACAATATTTGGATTACCACAACAAGGGAACGTTGATGTATAACAAGTATTATACTCTAAATCATCAGCAATGAATGATTCTTGGACGTATATGTATAGTTTTTCCCTGATAGGTAATATAATATTCCCATCAAATGTCTTAACCAAAAACTGGCCCTCATATCTACCCTCAATACTCGTGTCTTGTTTGGTAAATTGATAGTAAATGTAATACTCCGGTTCCGCATTGGGGTCGTCAAATGTTTTTTCAACAAACCCAGCAGGTCTCGAAGTTATCTTGGGGATACCCGTCTCAGAATTAACCATAGAAAAGAATATGGTGGAAGTTTCCAATAATTCCATAAAATTATTGTAATCACTTCTCCCATCTTTAATTATGGATAACTTTAAAACTGGTAAAGTAGAATTTTTTTTAATGAACCACTCCATATAAAGTTTTTATTATAAATACTTGATAAAATAAAAATAATTATTTATTATTAGTTGTAGTGAAACTTTAATAAAAAACAAGATATTTATATAATATGGCAAGACCAACAAAATTAGAAGAAGATAGAAAGGTAAAATTTGGAATAAGTTTAGACCGTGATTTATTTGACCGAATGGTTAAAGAAAAAATTAAAAAATCAACATTACTTAATAAATTATTAAAAGAGTATTATGGAAAAAAAGATATGTAGTAAGTGTAAAGAAAAAAAAGAGGTTTGTGAGTTTTATAAACACAGTAAAAATCCAAACATTTATAGAGGTCAATGTAAAAAGTGTATGAATGAATCTTCATTTGATTATAATAAAAAAAATGCAAAAATAATTTCTGAAAAGGGAAAACAATTCAGGATAGAAAACCCTGAAATTAACAAAGAAAAATGTCGGATATATAAAAAAAATAATCCGGAATATTTTAAAAAATGGGTAGATAAAAATAAAGAACATAGGAAAAAATATATAAATGAGTATAATTCAGACCCAAAAAATAAAATTAAAAATTCTTTAAGGTCAAGAATAAATCAATTACTTAATAAACAATACAATAATCCTAAAACACTTAATTTAGTTGGGTGTGATTATGAATTTTTAATGGGATATATTGAGAATAAATTTACTGAAGGTATGTCTTGGGACAATTATGGGTACTATGGGTGGCATTTAGACCATATAATACCAGTGTCTTCAGCTAAGACAGAAAAAGATGTTTATAAACTTTATCATTACACAAATCTTCAGCCTCTATGGGCTGAAGATAATTTGAGAAAAAGTAATAAAATATTAAACTAAGATTCTTTTCTTAATTCCGCGGAATAGTGTTCGAATCGATTGTGTTCTATTGGTGTTAACAGTAATAAAGCAGAATTGATTTTTCCTTTTATTGTTTCTTGATAAATGTGTGACATCCACGTATTCTCAAAAGGCCTGTCCCATTTTGTTTCTTGAAACATTTTACGATTACCTTCTTTTGTAAAAAAATGAGTCCAATTACAGTAATAAATTTCACCTGTTGCGTAAGGTAATCCTTTATGTGATTTAATATTTTTAAATTCTGTTAAAGGAGCATTAGGGTCCAACCCTTGAACCGGTAGTTTTGGTTTATTTGGCCAATTTTTTTGTCTAAAATCTTGTGGTGTATTATACCAACTCCACTGCACACTATTATCACCAAAAAATTCACTAAAGTTTAACTTTAATACATCGAAGTTTTCTTTTTGTAATATCTCTAAACATTTTTGGTATAAGTTTGGTGTATAACGATTAAATCCGTTTCTACAAGTTTCATCCGGTTTATTTTGAAAAAACATATCGTCTTCCGACCAAATTCCAACTTCTAAATCAGAATCATTAAAATGGTCTGAAACAAATTGTCTTCCTCCACAAATACCTAAATTAACTTTCTTAATGTGCTCAAAATTATACTCCTCACATAACTCAATATATCTCGGAGTAGTTGATAAATCCGTTGAGTTATCTAATAAGAATTTTTTAGTTTTGGTAATAAAATCTGAATCATATTCTAACATACTTTTAATTAATGTTTCAAATTGTTTAGGTGAGTTAAATGTGATTACATAAAGACCAACTTTTGATGTGTCCAAATTATTAACAACAACATCTTTAGATACTTCCGATTTAACCTCAACGGTTGTGTTCTTTAAATCCTCAAAAAATTTACCCATTAACCCATTATCCTCTATTTCAGAGTAAGTAATTAAATTTGGATACTTATACGTCATAATTGTAAATAATGACTCTTCGGTACCCATTAATCCTTGAGATAATGTATCGTTCATTAAACCATAGTAGATACTATTAATTTCTGATATAACATCTTTTTTTCCACCAAAGAAACCTGCTCGAGCAACCATATTAACAGGTTTTCCCGCTAATTCACTTAATTCTTGGTATTTGAATCCGTGAATCTCACTATTTGTTTCGTAAGGAAAACAAACAAAATGGAAGTTCTTAACTAACTTTGGTAATTTATCTAAAACTTTGTCGTGGCTAAAATAACCCGGGTGAATCGTATTTGTTAAACCAGCGTCAATCCAAAACATATATTCTGAATCAAATTTATCTAAAATCTTTGCATCGTGTAAAAGATACACCTTGGACATTACCAAAGGATTATACATTTCTAATTTAGCTTGTGTAGATTCTGATAACCACCCAACTTGGTTAAACCAATCGGGGTTTGTTCTAATTGATTGTATTTTATCGTAAAAATCGTTGTTTTTAAACCAAGATAAATTTCTACGAACAAATTGTGTGTTTTCGTTATTTCTATGTTGAGATACAAATTTTTCTAGTTCTTCATCTCCAAAGATTATCATATTCACATCAACTTGTAATAGTTGTTGGAATTTATCTAAATAATGTTGAAATGAACGAGACCAACCCTCTTGTAGGTCGCCTCTACCTATGTCCCATAATCCTGTTACTAATGTTACCTTATTCATTTAATTCTTCTAATATTTTATAAAAGCTTTTATTGTTTTTAACGTGTTCCGCCATATCTGTTCCGGCCATTCTTTCATCCTCGTGCCACCAAGTTTCAAAATAATAATCGTGAAATAATTCCGGGTGATTTCTAAACATTAATGTCATAATATCTTCTTCGTGATATAATCGGTTATCGTATTCGGTAACTTTATAAACATATCCTTTAAATAATTGAACAATTCTTTCCCACAATTCTTTTCTACCACCGAACATACCTCCAATAATATGAATACTTCGATTGTATTCGATAAAATGTATTGGATTTACGGTTCCCGACCAAAAATTTCGCTCGTTTTCTTTTCCAATAAGGGTAAATTTATCTCCGGTATTTTTAATTAAATTATTTAAAAACACATTATTAAATAAAGGACTTTCATAATAACCTTGGTTATGTGGGCCTGTTAAAGAGAGGTATTTATTTGGTATTAATCCACAATGGGATAATCCTGCATCAATCCAAAAATAATAATCATATGTTTTATCTTCAGTTAAAAACCATAAGAATTTCATATATTGAATTTCGATACATCTATCACCTCGTTTAATTCCCTCAACATCTTTATATTTGTTAATAATTTCAGAAAACTCATTATTAAACAGATTAAATTTAACTATCTGTAATTTTTCGTTACTAATGTTATTCTCTATATAAAAAAACTTAACTAAATCATCAAATTCCTCATCTGAGGTGTAACAAATGAAATCAGCGTTAGTCATTTTTAATATGGATAATAAACTCCATCTATAATGTCCGTGACGATTAGGTCTTCCACCTAATTCGGTACCATATAGATTAGCGTAAATGGCTGTAATAAATTTAACCTTATGTTCGGTCTTAACTTCTAATAATTGTAATTTTGACTCTATAATCTCACTAATAACGGTAATTGGTTTTTCTATTATTTTTTTTTCTTTTTCACATTGATTAATGTCGTAATAAAAGGCACTAATTTTGTTTTGGGTATATAAATTCCAATTATATGTGATAAGATAATGATTATTATCGTTTGTATTATTAATGTCTGAAAAACCATTTTTTTGTGTGACTAACGGTATTGAAGGTGCGTAACAATTTAATTGATTGTATATGTCCTCATAAAAAAATTGGTCGATAGCTTTTTGGTTATTAACTTTCCACTCAAGTATTTTTTTGGCAAACTTTTTATTAGTAATGTAACAAACGGTGTTATAAATCCCTCTATGGTGAGGTTCTTGTTCTGGTAATTTAGATAAATTTAATAAATTATCTGAAAAATTATTTACAGGGCAATTTATACTTGGACCTAAATGAAAAAAATCCCAATCAAGATTAGATAATTCGTTTAAAGATTTTTCTAATTGATTTTTAGTATAAGGCATAAAAAAAGAATCATCCTCAAAAACCATAATATATTCATCATCGGTTTTTAAAAAATCCTCAATAATTTTTTGATGAGATAAAGCACATCCGACATATCCACCACCATCAATTGCTTCAAACACCTCGTAATCCCAACCCATATAGTTCATTTCTTGATTGAATTGTTCTAATCTATCAGGTCTTCGTTTAAGGTTTATTACAACTTTTCTAACATCATTAATTTTAAACATTTATAAATTTCCCGTTATTCTATCACACCAACCTTTTGACTTACTAAACGGCCAAACAACCCAGTATTTTGGTTTATGAACGGTTTGAAATTCTCTCCAAACTTTACAATACCCATCAGGGTCTCTTAACATATTGTTAATTTCGTTGATATCGGCATCTTTTCTAAAGAGAGTTTCATCGTTTTCATCGTGGAAAGCAACAACCCAAAAGTCGTAATCCTTTTCCGGAACTTGAGAAAATCCAATATCGATACAATGTTTGAAGATACTCGCATAACTTGCCAACCACTCTTCTTCAGTTTCAAAAACTTGGGGGTTTGGGGGATAATGTTTATCTAATGTGTATTGTTGAACGGCTCTATTTGAAAACTTAAGACCTGAATATATTTCATAATCTTTAAGGGTTCTTTCGGTACCAAATCCGTATTTACCAAATTCTTCGGGATTATAAACTTCACCATCCATCGAGAATAGTTTTCTATTTTTTGAATGTGCGGATTCATTTTTCTTACCCCACTCTTTGTCATCATCCCAAGATTTAACTCTATCTTTTCTCGTGTATTCGTGCCAAATTAATGTTTTGTGTGGATGGAATAGGTCGTATCCGTGAGTGTAAGCTCTAACACCTACAGATATTTCCTCACCATGAAAGTAGAATTCATTATCGTGTTGAACTTCTTCACTAAATTGTCCTAATGTGAAACAAAAATGTGCTGAATAGAATCTTGCCGGAACTGGTTCTGTTAATGTTTGCCAACCGGGGATTGTTTCAGGTAGGAAAAACACGGCTCCTTCCGGAATAAATCTATCAAAAGCCATCCTCCAAGGTTCTTGGACTCTTCCTTCCGGGTCATTATCCGGGTCGAACGAAGAAACATATCCCGTTAATAAAGGTTTCTTAAATCCTTTCTTTTGGAGTTGTTTAATCATTTTAATTAATTCGACATCCCAATTCGGAGCAAACCTCATATGGGAATCTATTTGTAGTGTGTAGGTTTCACCACTATATCTTTGTTGTAGTAAATTTCTTGCCCAACAAGCTCCTTTAGAATCGGAATATAAAACATTCTCAATTTTAAATCTTTTGTCCTTTTGATATTCGTCAATATTAAATTCATCATCAGGGTGGTGTTGATTACAAATGCCAAATACCAAATTCTTAGGGTATTTAGCGTTCTTAATACAATCCTTAATTGTTATGTTAAGTTGGGGGTCGCGATAAGCGGCAATTTGTATAAAAATCTTATTCATCTTTTTTATTTTAAATTAATAATAATAACTTAAAATAAAAGATAAATAATTTTATTTAATTAGTGTTATCGTTCTCCTTAAAATATTTTAGTTAATGTAAAATTTCTTGAAAATATTTGATTTCCCACATTAGCGGTATTCCATTGGACATTCACTGATAATGTGTTGATTATTGTGGTGTCAAATGTCGTATTATTAATCTCACTTAACGGATATCCTTCATAGGTAATACTAGCATCTTTAAGGTAGGAGAATAGTCCGCCGGATGATATTGAAGCAACTGTGGTTCCTCCGATTTTTCTTATCGTGAAATATAGTGTTAATAACCAAGGCCTTGAGGTTGAGGTGTCCAAATCTATTACTCCTGTATCAATGAGTAATGCCCCACCAGTTGTTCTAACGTGAATGTTGATTGTTGCGGTGTTAATACAAGACAAAATACCATCGAATGATACTTGAAACGAATCACCAACACTAAACCCATTTGCTGGGACTGTTAATGTTCCAACACCCGGACCTATTATACTCGTTTCAACAGTGGTTGCTGATACCGTAGCACTATCACCTGTTTGGGAATACAGACCATAAGCAGTTGTTAATGGTGATAACACTGTTTTCTTAACTTTGTATGTTGTACCTGACTGTTCAACAACGAATTCCGCATTTGAAGTCATGGCGGTTAATTCGGGTAGTGATGATATTGGTAAATCTGGCATATTTTTTATTTATAAATAGTTTATGTTATAATAAGTTTTGAACCATCCGCTTGTAAAACATAAAATCCGTTGGCTTGTTCTAAATAATATATTGGTGTTCTAGTTGGGGTTGGTGTGATAGTTGGGGTCACAGTTTTAGTTGGTGTAACAGTATTAGTCGGGGTTAATGTTGGGGTTACACTAGGTGTTGGGGTTACGGTATTAGTCGGGGTTAATGTTGGGGTTACTGTTGGGGTTTGTGTTCGAGTTACCGTAGGTGTGACTGTATTGGTCGGTGTTATTGTTGGTGTTAATGTCGGAGTTACACTTGGTGTTGGTGTATTTGTCGGAGTTTTTGTTGGAGTTTGTGTTGGAGTTTGTGTTGGAGGGTTAAGAGGGTCAATTATATCGACAGATAACAAATCACTACCACCAATACTTTGTGTTAAATAATAAACTTCCGTATATGGGGGTATTCCTGTATAACCACTCGATAATATACTATTAACATAAACATTAATTGCGTAGTTTGAACCACCCGTAATTGAAAAGGACATATAATCACCAATAGAATTTGTTGACAGATATCCGTTTCCTGTGTGACCACTAGATAATGGATACACAATATTAAACGTTGAAATAAAACTTGTTGTTATACCTGTTAACATGGAACCATCAGTGTCGTAATTGGTCACCCTAAAGTTTCTAAATTGTGTTGGTGTTGGTGTTGGAGTTGGTAATATACAAGTGTTGTCAACACAAGGTAATCCCATCGAATATATTACATCACCCGATACCATCGGTGATTTACCACAAACATATAATGTGGTTCCCGAATTTATTTTAAAATCAATACTTAGATTCTCACAATCAATATAACTAAATCCTTGGGTTGTTACCCCAATATTTGTAAATGTTATACAATTACATGAGATATTTGTTGGGGTTATTGTCGGAGTTGGTGTTAATGTCGGTGTTGGTGTCGGTGTAATACAGTAATATGGTTGAAACATTTCACAACCAGCAGAATCCGTTATTACAACCAATAATTCTTCCGTTCCCAATAATTCTGTTGGTATATCAACCGTTATTGGTATAGATACAACACCTGTTGCAACAACATAACAATATGTCTTGGTTATATCACATATTGTTATACTGTACGGGGAATGTCCGGTTAAACTACTAACTTCAACTACTTGCATTAATTAAAATGGTAATGGTAACGTGATAACTGGGGGGTTTAAAATTAAATTGATTCTATCCTCAATAGTTTTTTTCATCGAAGATAATTGTGTTTCTTTAATTTCTGTTTGACCTTCTTCTACAGGTATTTCCTGAGAATAGATGGTTTCTAACCAACCACTAACTTGTTCGAAAGTTAAATTTGAGTAATCCACAAAGTTATCAGGACTTGGTTGTCCGACAGGTAAAAGACCGTATATTTCAGCCATTACACCTTCTTCTGTTGTTCCTTTATATCTCCAATGTACTGTGCTCACTACATCAGTTAAACCATCTAATGACGGTACGCAGTCCATACTGCTAATAATCCATTCGTATTGTATCATAATTTTTTGTTATTTATTTTATTACATTGCTGTATTAGTTACTTTTTGCCACGATGTTGTATAAAAACAAAGTGTGTTTAAATCTGTATTGAAAACCGTTAAACCTTGTACTGGGGAAACAATTGCGTTTATTTGGGCTGTCGTCATTCTTGGTAGTAATACACCTTGTGTGGTGCTATTTATTTGAAGTCTTGCACTTGATACGTCTGTAAAAGTACCACCGTCTTGTATGATAAAATTTCCATTGGATACAACTCTGACTTTATTCACGTAACCCGTTGCAAAATAAAATCCTCCTGTATATCCTTGGAAATAATTTGCAAAAACATTACCAGCACTAATAATATCCCTAAAGGGTACACTACTCCCTCCTAAATCTGAAGAATTTCCGCTTCTTGGAAATATATGTCCCCCTGTTCTAATTGCTATATTAGTTAATCCAGTAAATACTCCGTTTGTAAAAGTTGGATTAATATCCAATCCAATAAGTGTATCGTTATTTGCTGTAGCAACTAATGTTGGAGAGATAGATGCACCTCTAGCAACTGTTGATGTTGGATTTATAGAACCTGATATTTGTAATTTACCTCCACCATCACTTGTTGTTCCTAGTAATAGATTACCATAAATTGCTGTTGTAACTGTAGAGGTATTTCCTAACACTATAGTATTTGAACCAAGACCTACAGTAGAATCACCAATTACAATTTGATTAGTTTGAGTATCAGCAAGTGGTTTTGTATTGGCACCAATTAATATTGATTTATTTACAACTGTTGCTGTTGTAATACCATTAGAAATAAATCGACCAGCTGTATAACCTATAAAAACATTCTCACTACCTGTTTGATTAGCAAAACCAGCATTTAAACCTATATTTATATTTGAACCACCACTTGTATTATTATAACCAGCTTGAAGACCTAAGAATACGTTACTACCACCACCAATATTTTGATAACCAGCACTTTGTCCTAAGAATACATTACTACCACCTATTGTATTAGTATATCCAGCATTCTGTCCTATAAAAGTATTATAACCACCTGTTGTATTAAATAAACCTGTTTGATAACCTATAAATGTATTAAATAAACCTAGAGAGTTTACCTGGCCAGAATTAAATCCTATAAAAGTATTTTGAGTTCCAGTTGTATTATTTTTACCAGACCCATTACCTAAAAATATATTCCCTAATCCTGTTGTAACTCTTCTACCACTATCTTGTCCAATAAATAAATTGGTATTACTACTTGAGTTTCTAATCTCATTTACAATTGTACCTGAACTATTAGTAAATGTGGTTGTTGCAACACTTGTTGTTGTTTGTGCTTTAACACTTAAAACTAATGTACCATCAAAATCAGTTGTTGGTGTTATAGTTAAAACACCTGTTGTAGTTGCTAATGGTCCAAGAGTACCTGTTGAAGTTATACTTGTGTTATTCGAACCACCATAATTTATAGAGATTGAACCAGTAGTTCTACCAGTTATAGTATAAGCAATTTGATAATAAGTTCCATTAACTGCTGCTAATGTAGATGTCAATGCAACTGTACTACCTGTTGTGTGGTCATATCCTAAAGCAAATGATGTTCCAACCCAGTTTGTACCTGTCGCAGTTGTTGCAAGTTCCGTTCCTAATGTTGGACCATCTGATGCTGTTGTTCCTTTAATTTGTAATTTTGAAACACCGTTATCTGTTGTTGTACCTAATAATAAGTTACCGTAAACGGATGATGTTGTTGTGTATAATGTTGTTGCTGTTAAAGTACCCTGTACGATGGAGTTATTATTTGATATAAATCCATTTTTTATGTTAAATTCTGATGCCATAATGTTTTACTTTCCCTTTCCAGTAAATGTTATTTTATTATAAATATGTCGGATATTATTATAAACCGAATTTTGATTTTGCGGCATTATAATTTTGTAATACTTCTGATGGTGATAAAGCTCTGTTATAAATTTGTATGTTTGACAGTAATCCTTGAAATGCCCTAGTTAAGTTACCAGTACTTATTTGACCTATTACCAATGTTGATGATATACCAAAAGGATTACTGGACACATTTGGCCCACTAGTAGTTATATTAACACCATTTCTATAAATATATCTTTCACCTGTTAAATTTTTAAATATAAAGCTAACTAAAACCCACCCTATTCCTCCTAAATCCCCGCCATATGTATAATAATCCCCCCCAGATGAATCATTTAAAGCCAGTAGAGAATTATTACCTTGAGAATAACAAACATATAAACCCAGATTCAACCCTCCTAGTAATGTTTGACTAGTTTTATCACTTATATTAATCCATACCATTACTGTCCATTCTTGTAGTAAATTTGATTGATTAATTGGATTTGATATTGTGATAAAACTAGTCGCACCATTAAAAAATAGACTACCCCCATTTGAATAGTTATATGTAAATCCACTTGTTAATATTCCGTTATTACCCCCTTTTGATATGTCTGTCCATGTTGGTACTCTTGATGCAGCAACTGTTGTTGTCGGTATGTAAGTTGTTGCAACTGAACCCAATTCTAATTGAGTACCCCAAAGATAAAGACCTGAAACACCATCACCAGTATAGGAGAATTGACTATTTGCACTTGTGACGTATATTGTCATTCTTAAAAGACCTGAAAAATCTGTTGTTCGGGTGGAACTACAACGATACCATCCATTTCCTACGTTGGTTATTGTGTTTGATAACATTGAACTTGTATTTCCTATAGTCCCATTAGATAAATTAAAAAAAGTATAATTAACATTACTTGCAGCACCTTCAAAACTTAATCTAACAAAATTATACCCATTAGATTTAACATAAACAGATATGGTATATGTATTTGCAGAATTAACAGTTCCACCATTTTCATTAAGGGAATGGTCACCATTAACAGTGTTTGGTATAACACTGTTTGCTGTATTAGATAAATCGGGTGCTGTTGTGGTATTGGCAGTTACAGTTATATTCATTTTATTCCAATTCACATTAGTGAAATCCTGACTCCATGGTAATAAATTCTGACTTGGAACATCTGCCAACGATTTTGTGTTGGAAGCGTCCAAATACATAACCAATCCATCTCTAACAATATTTACTCCACCTCCTACTGTACTCATAATCCAAATCTTCCTTTTGCTGCGTTATAATTTTGTAATACTTCTGATGATGATAGTGCTCTGTTGTATATTTGTAAGATACTCCCTTTTCCTTTTGCTGTGTCAGTAGCGTATATACTACCAATTCCGACAAATTGTTGAGTTGGTCTCCAAGCACTATCTGATATTGTTCCACTAT